GACTTTTATAGGTAAAGGTGAAGCGTTTAAAGCTCTTATAGCTTCAATTGTTGGTGGTGCAGGTCTTGCTGTTGCTCTTAGAGAACTTGCATGGGGTATTGAGCCATGGAAAAACATACCTGAAAATGTAGCTAAAACAGCTGGCATGGCAGTTGCAGGATTAATTGCTTCATTAGGTGCTCTAACCGTTGTGGGCATGGCAGGCCCTCTACCTGCATTATTTGGTGCAGCAGGCTTATTAGCTGCTGAAGGTACGCTCATTTTAGGGTTAAGAGGTATTGCTGAAATGTTTAAAGCTACTATGGACACTTGGGAAAAGTTGCCTGGCGTATTTAAAAATTATGAGTCTATAGATTTTATTAAAATAACTGAAGTAGCAGGAGCAATTACTCAACTTGCAGGGGCTTTGGCTTTATCTTCTATTTCTGGTGGAGTTAATACAGTTATAAAGACATTTACTGATTTCTGGGGTAAAATTACAGGGCAAGACAATCCAGTTGAAACCATACGTAAGTTTGAATCTCTAAATGCACAAAAATTAGAATCGGTATCAAGCTCTATTGAAAAGATTTTTAATTCTCTAGATAGATCAAAAAATATTGACTTAGATAAGTTAATTAAAACAGTAGATGCAGCTAAAAAATTAACTGAATTTAATGAAAAGGGCAATATAGTCGCAGTGCCACCATCTCAAAAACCTGGAGTACAAGAAGTACAACCACCCGCACAAGAGAAACCAATAGCTAGAGAGCTACAATCTGTTGTCCCTGCTCAACCAATGGCAAATGACTTTATCTCACGCCCAGGTCAAACACCCTTAAGATTTAGTGCAGAAGATACAATTATAGGGGTTAAAAATCCAGATAAATTAAATAAAAATCTTCTAAATGAGCTAGTAAAGAAAATAGAAGATATAAGAAAAGAAGATCGCGCAACATTAAGAAAATTAAGCGATTCAATTACCAAACTATCTACCACAACACAAGCAAATAACAATGTAAACATGGTAAACAACAGCAGAAATGTTACAAGCATTACTATTTCACCCACCACGTCCAAAAGCTACCGTGATAGCAGAACAGTCTAATAAGTAATAATATGCCAAATAGATTATGGGCATTCAAGTACGATTACACCACTTCTAAAGAAAAGGGCACTAATGTTAGAAGACTAGACAGTGCTGTACCGCTTCTTGTCCCGCCAACTACTGATGGATACACCAAGAGACCAGATGTTATCGATGCTGTTGCTAATAATATTGTAACAGTAAATGTAGCACGAGATTTTCCCTGGACATACACTAAAGCTGGTAATGTAGCTAGAGCTGAAACACCCCGTATATATTTAAAAGAAAAAAGATTAAAAACTAATGCGTTTATTTCATCTATTCTATATTCTTTCGGTAGTTCCATACAAGGTGCTAGCAAAGTTATTGACACACTCAAAGAAAACTTAGGAGCAGATAATAGCTTCATTACAACTCTCGAGAAACTCAAAGAAACAGGCAATCAAGGGCTTATCACAGCTGCAAACTACTTGGGATATCGCACACCCTCTCAACAACCCGGTTCTACAGCAGAAAATATTCCAAATAAAGCAAAACAACAAAGCATTATAGATACTATTTTAAACTATTTTAATCAAAAAGCGGGTGACACTAACAGTATTCTTGACGACCCACTTTTAACAGCATATAAAAATCTCTACCCCTCAGTCAACACAGGCTGGAGATATGTCTTTCCTTACTTTGATGATTATTATAATTCTTCTCAAAATGTTTTTGGTGAAGATTCAGGTACACAGAATGTTTTAAATCTAATTACTGCTGGAGCTGAAACTTTGCAGAATATTGCAGGAGTTGCTGGAGCTCTATCAAGACCATTTGGATTCTCTTTTCAAGAAAAAGCTAAATTTTATAATTTTCCGTCTGAAGGTGAGGAATTCTCATTCACTTTTCCTCTTATTAATACAGGTAGTGTAACTTTTGATGAAGTTGTTAAAAACTGGCAGTTAATATATCTACTGCTCTATCAAAATAAACCTGCTAGAATAGATAGAAATATAATAGAACCTCCCGTTTTCTACGAAGTCAGTATACCAGGTCAAAAATTTCATCCGTTTTGCTACATTACAAATATTGCTGTTGACTTCAAAGGATCAAGAAGAGAGCTTAATTTCAATTTAGACTTTCAGAATATTGATACAAATGAAGTTTTACCAGTTAAAGATACAAATGCATTTTCAACAACTAATGGCAATGTTAACACACAAACTGAATATGATACATCTACAAAAGACATACAATCTACATCTACATCTACCAACTTTACTGCCATTATACCAGATGCGTATGTAATAAAAATAACACTTAAATCGCTTGTGACAGAAACCAGAAACTTCATGGCATACACAGTACTTGGAGGGCAGAATGCTAATACACTTGCATCTATTACTGATCTTGATCAACAATTAGTAGCTACAGTGAACAAATATCTAGGTAATTCCTCAATAGTAGGTCAAAATACAAGCAATCAACCAGGAGCAAATACACCAGTCAATTATACTGTAGGTGGTTGGCCTGATACTAACAATACTGGAAATATTATTAACCCATCAAACGTAGCCTGAAGATAGCAAATAAATACTAATATGGATACTGGACAAATTGACACAGGACAATATCAAAACAGTATTACAGAATTACCAGTTCTTAATAATTTCAGGTACGAGAATATATTCAAACTTTATAAAAATAATACTAATCAATATTATTACAACATTACTAAAAAGATTATTCTGCCAAATAACCTTGACCCAACACAATTTGTAATATATCCAATTAAACAGAAAATGCCTTGGACAATGGTGAGTTTTAATATCTACTCTACTATAGAATTGTGGTGGTTGCTTTGCATTGTAAATAATATACAAAATCCAGTGTTACAGCCTAAAACTGGAACGTATATCAAAGCTATTCGGCCTGATTTAATTGCACCTCTAATAAATGGTATTAAATCTCAATTGGTATGAGTGAGTATTTGCCAGCCACAACAGAATCAAAATTTAGTGACTTTTCTTATTTAATAAATAATAATTTCTATGATTTTAGAGTTTTTCTTGGATCATATGATGGCAGATTAAAGCTTCTTTCACCATCTTCCATAAAATCTCTTAATATAGAAGATAGTATTGATAATCCATTTCATTCTGGGTTTATTATATTAGATAATAGACAAGACAACTTGGAAAGCAGTTATGATAGTACTATTGATCAATCAAATCCCAAATACTATATGCCTGGGCAATCTACTGTTAATAGCGTTCAAGAAACTTTTATGTTCAATGGTGATAGTCGAGATATCCTAACTGTTCAAATTCTGCCTAAACTATCACAACAGCCATCAACTAATATTACAGATCAAGATGTACTAAAATATTTTTTACTCAAGTTTGATTTTACTATCTATAATACAGAAGAAATAGATGATGGTACAATGGATGGTAAGCTCAAAAAACTTTATTTTTGGGAATTAGATTATGAAATTTTAAGAACAAAGAATTCTTACTTCTCAACAACAAACTATATAAATGGAAAAAGAGAAAATATACAGGATTTAACAGATGAAGAGAGACGCATACCCACAGGTGCTGCACTATCCGCAGCTCTTATGGAAAGTTTACCCAGAAATGAAGGGTTTACCACCACAATCAATTCTTTTGATACTGGATCTACATCAATCTTTTTTTCTGCACCAGGTAATTTCAAATGTATTGATACTATAAATTATATTCTTGATAGGCATGTTAGTGATGCTGCAGGCAACTATAGCCCTGCGCTGCTGCAGCTTGAACGATATCCAAAAACATATTCATTAAAAAGTTTTCAAAAATTGTTTCAAAATGCAGTAAAAGTTGATAACAATCAATTTATTGCTGGACCAGATTATTTAGAGACATACAAAATTGCAGGCTATTCAGATAATAAAGCAGATAGATTGCCTGTGTTTAATATAGAATTTGCACCAGCTTATGCACCTTTTTTTCAAGCAGAAGGCAATCTGGATGTGTATAGTTTTGATAGTGTAGCAGGAATTTATACACAAACAGAAATTAATAGTAAGATTGTACACTCATACAATTATACCGGTAAGCAATTTGATATTGAATCAGATAGAAACAGCATGGAAGCATTTGATAAAATAGCAAATAAAAATTATGTGTTTCCATTCTCACCTCAAGGAACTAAAACTTTTCAACTAGGCAATTATCGTATGAAAAATATGAACACTAGTAATAGATTTGCAGCTACTGAATTAGATAAAAATCAGCGCCTATCACTTGGGTTAGCAAAAAATTTAAAAGACTATGTTTATTTAAATAATTTTACTACTTTTAGAGTGCAAGGAGCCACTCACCGTCAAGCAGGTAAATTTATAGGCATAACAAGAGAGAATAATAAGCAACCCACATTATTTGATAATAAATTTTTAGGCATATACTTTATATTATCAGTTAAGCATATATTTGAAGATGCTAAGTATGTAAATGAACTATTATGTGTTAAAACATACCTGCCTACTGATATCTTTTTAAATAAAAATATATTATGAAAACCTTTACTCAAGAAGAAAAAGACGAATTTGTGCGTCTTGTAAATGAGAAAAAAGCTCAAACTGAACAAAAATATGGTCTTGCTCCAGGCTCAACTGCTACTCAACCGTCTAAAGTGGATATATCAGACCAGGAGGCAATTGCTGCTATAAAAGCACAACGAGAGCAAGGTTCAACCGGTAACTTATATGCAACTTCAATATCCACAGTACAGAATACAGTAGCAAATAACAATACAACTGCTGAATTTACTGCTCAAAATACATCAACTAATGCTTATATTCCTGGATATGCAACTAAAAAAACCACAACTCTAGCTTCTACGTACATTGCTAAAACTGCTTTGCCAAAACTTGTGGATGTAAATTATACACAAACAGTTGAACAATTAAAATCTGAATCTAGTTTTTTCAATTCTCCAGTAGCAGGATTAGAGAAAGAAACTACTATTAGTTTAAATTATTATTCTGCATTACAAAGTTCTGATATTGTTACAAGCTTAACAAGTTTTTATAAAGATTTAAATGAAACATTATCAACACTTAAAAACGATTTTATTGATTTTTGGGTAAAACGTTTTCAACTTACACCTGAGCCACTAAAAGCATTAATTTCACAAAATCTTAATACTGGAAATAATTCTTTTTATACTGAGCTCAGTGACTCCATTGGTTTGCTTGTGAATAGTGGCGCATTAATTGATGATGCTACTACACCCTTCACAGACTATACAACAGGGCTTTATACATCTCCAAATACTATACCTGTGCAAATAAGAAACAAAATATCAAGCACTTCTTTAGCTGTTGCATATAATCTTAGCAATAATACAACTGTCTTAATGCGCAACAACTTAAAAAAAATAAATATACCTACAAAATATACAAACCCCTACACTAATCCTACAACAAACCCTGCACACGGAATGAACTTAATTACAGATATTAATACATATAACATCATTAAAACTAACCTTAATAACTATTACACAAAGTTAGGAAATAATTTTAAAACCATATTTTCTTATATACAATACAATTGTAATATTAATAATGCTAATGGTTATAATCCAAGAGCTACAGGTGCTACATTTGGTTCTAATCAGCAACTTATTACAAGAGATTATACGTTTGGTTTAACTGTAGGTAAGTTCACTCAAAATGTTGACTTTTTACTCAGAAAAGTTAAAAACCTACTATCATATAAAACCAATCAAAATACTATTGGTAACATAACAACAACTAACACTTAAATATTTTTATGACCATACCAGCTGATGAAGATTCAGTATATAGAGCAGCACAAAATGATTTGTATAGAAATATATCTGCACGAACACTGGATGCAGATACTTTATTACCCATATTTTCCGATGACTTCTTAACACCTAACGGGCTACCAAGTAATACAACATATTTTAATAAATTAGCTGAATTTACTTTTAATATTGACAGCTTAAAATCACTTTATAATTCTAACGGAATACCTATTCCTCTTGATCTGAACAATCTCAACCCTCAACAATTTTTAAATGGAACATTACCAGGTGTTAATGGTCTCGACTTTCAACAATTTTTAAATGGATCAACTCCTGGAGCTAACCAGTTTTTAGCCCCTCTTGGCGATTTAAATATTCTTAATGATCTCAATGGATTAAATTCATTTAACACCCTCAATCCATTTTTTAACTATTTAGATACAGTTAAGCAAAGCCTTTTAAACTGCGATCTTCCACCGCTGCCTGGTGCAAATTTATTACCCTCACTTCAATCTTTTGATAATTTGATTAATATAGATATATTTGATTCTATTCTGAAGAAAATTAGCTCCCTACCCAAATTAGGTGTACCTACAAGCACTAATATTGTTAATGCAATTATTACTATTGTTGAATCAACTCTTTCCCAAGTTATTGGGCCACTTGCTGGCTATTTAAAGATAATAAGCGCTTGTATAAAGAAGTTTTAAGGTATAATTTCTGCATCTATAACTTTTGTATTATCAATTAATGCTTTAAATATCTGTTCTCTTGTGGCCAGAAGCTTAACACCTTCTTCATCCTGCTTAAGTTCTTTTCTCGCATCAATATCCATTTGCTTTGTCTTAACAACTGTTTCAGCTTTTTTATCATTTACTACTATTTTATTTAAAGTATCAATAGCTGAACTAGCAGCTGCAACAAGACCTGCAAAAGCATCCACATCTTTTGCTTCAGGTGAAGAAAGAATATAATCTTTTACATTCTTAATCATCTCCAAACTGTCTTCCACTAATCTGCCACCTTTTTCAACTACAAACTTTTCTAATTCTTCTTTTTTAAGAGGGTTAGATTCTTTTTCTGCTTCTTTTGCTTTAGTTTGCGCATCACTTAACTGACTCAACAAGTCGCCTACCATTTCATTTAGCTCTTCGCTCATACTATTATTTACTGTTATACTTGAATTATTAAAGACTGTACGTATAATAGAATTATGAGCTTAGACCCTAATTTAACATATATGCCTGTTCTTAAGTTTGAAAAAACACATGAACTAGCTAAACTACCCACAAAAAATCATGAGTCTGACACAGGTTATGATGTGTATTCTATTGAAGATAAAGTGATACCAGCTCGTGGCAGTGCAGTTGTGAGTGTTGGTCTTAAATTTGCTGATATACCTGAAGGTTATTGGGTCAAGGTAGAGAGTCGAAGTGGTTTGGGATTTAAATATGGTATTACTGCTCATCCAGGCATTATTGATAATGGATACAGAGGTGATGCAGGTATTAAACTCTACAACCTAACTGATACAGATTATCAGATCAAAGCTGGAGATAGAATTGCTCAATTTGTTGTATACATGAATTTTGGTATGCAAGTGGAGTGGGGCACAGTGCAAGAGTCTGCTCGTGGTGAGAAAGGATTTGGATCATCCGGCAAATGACTATTAATGATTTTAATAGCCTGTGGTGCGAAAAATACAGACCACGTACCCTAGAAGATTTTGTTGTCTCTCCAGCAAACCTTGAGATTATTCAATCGTTTACTACTAATAAACAAATACCTAATTTATTATTTTTAGGCACACCTGGTATTGGCAAGACTACTTTAGCTAAAATTATTGTGAACGATATCCTAGGCTGTCAATATCTCTATATTAATGCTAGTGATGAAAATGGTATCGATACAATTCGTACAAAGGTAACTGGGTTTGCACAAACTCGAAGCATTGATGGCAATTTAAAAGCAATTATTCTGGATGAGTGTGATGGTCTTACAATGGATGGGCAGCGTGCATTGCGTAATACTATGGAAGAGCTTGCAGGGTTCACAAGATTTATATTAACAGCCAATTACAAATATAAAATTATACCAGCATTGCAAAGCAGATGTCAGAGCATGGATTTGACACCACCTATTGACTTAGTTGTAAAAAGATGTGCACATATCTTAAAGAATGAAAAGATTGAAATTATCAATAGTCAAAAAACAAAGCTGCTTGAACTAGTTAAAAAGTTTTATCCAGATATACGTCTTTGCATTAATGAGTTGCAAAAATTCTCTGTATCTAAAAAACTAAACATAAATGAATTCAATCCCAATGATTTCTTAACCTTGATTTTTAAAGAAATAAAAAGTAAAAATATCAACTCACTGAGAAAAGCATTAATTGAAAACGAAAGTACTTTTAATGCAGATTATGTTTCATTATTAAGAAATTTATTTAATTATATAGATGAATACGAAACAGATATAGAATATAAGAAAAAAGCACTACTCATAGCTGCAGAGCATCTATATAGATCTGCATTTGTAATAGATCAAGAGATCAACTTCTTTGCTTGTACGATTCTTTTGGCTGATACTCAGCTCTTGGGTAAATACTGCGCAGTATAGGTAGCTGGATCTCTATTTCCTTCTGCTGGCTTAGAAGGTATTTTTACATTTACATTTTTTAACTCTCTATCACCTTTTTCAAGCTTACCACCAACATCAGACATGTGTGTTTCAGATCTAGGTGTTAAAAGGGTTTTATCGTCGTTTATTTTAACCTCTTCAGGTTTAATTTGCACTTTATTATCGTACTTTAATTTATCTGGTATAGGAGGAAGATTAATGCCATCATTTTGATGCACAAGCAAATTAGCAGGTACTGTAACAGCTTTATTAACATCATATGTACCAGGAGCTATTTCAGGGACTATTTCAATAGAAAAGCTATAACCATAATCATCAGGGTTTCCAGCACCCATAACAGCTGGCATTGCAGATTTAACATTTCTTACTCTGAGATTTAATCCAGAATTAATTAGATCATTAACAGCTGTTTTAACTGATTCTGGCTGATTTTTGAAGAATTCAGTCTTTAATGCATTATCAATAAATCTTACTCTATCACTAGTGAGAAACCCACCGCGTGTATATCTAGGCAAAGTTGCTTCATATAACTTATTAAAACGTCTATTCATTTAAAGTATTTATTTCAACAAGCTTATTATTCCTTCTTTATTTTTTTCATAAATAATAGTATGGGTAATTTGCAGATTAATACATTAACACCTAAACCTGTAAATACTTCAGGTTTTACTTATTCTGACTTAAAGTTAGATTTAACCTTCGATTACACAGTAAATAACGAGTTGCTTAAAAATAAAGAAATAAAAGACTCAGTCAATAGTTTAGATTATGATGCATTGAAAAATAGTATTGTTAGCTTGTTTACTACAATACCTGGTCAAAAGCTGTTAAACCCATTCTTCGGTCTTAACTTAGCAAAGTATTTATTTGAACCAGTAAACGAAGATGTTGCAACAACTATAGCTAATGATATTACACAAGGCATAGCCACTTTTGAGCCAAGGCTGCGCATACGCCATTTAAATGTAGGGTTTAGTGCTGAAAAACAACAATACGTTATAACGCTTAACCTCAATATACCGCAAATAAATAATAAATCATTTCAACTAGTAGGAACCTTGAGTAACTCAGGGTTCTTTTTAAATAATTAAATATGGCGAACCTGAATAATAATTATGATTTGAATATTGATAGTTATGCTGCATTTGATGCATTATCACTCAAAAGCTTAATTATTAACCGTTTAAATAGCAATACAGTTTTTACTGATCAAAATTTTGAAGGCAGTAATATTTCTGCAGTTATTGATATTATAGCTTATGCATATAATGTTTTGCTTTTTTATCTCAATCAAACTGCTACTGAAAGCACATTTAGCACTGCTAGTATTTACGAAAATATTAACAAAATAGTAAAATTGCTTGGCTATAATCCTATTGGATATCAAACTGCCATTTTACCTTTCAAAGCATATGCTAATTATCAACTTCCAGCTGGTACATACACAGTACCACGCTACACCTACTTTACCATTAATGGTGTTGTGTATAGTTTTAACAGCGATTCAACTTTTACAAAATCAACCTCCGGTACAGAATATCTTTCTGTATTTAGCGATCAAAATCTATTATACCAAGGCACATACACTGAATATCCTACATATGTTGCAACAGGTCAACCTCTTGAGACAATTACCATGGTAATTGTTGACAACAACAATAATAATATTATTATTGATCATTTCAATATTGATGTCTATGTAAAAGATAATACTGCAACTACACCCAAGTGGGTCAAATGGGAAACAACACAATCTTTATTTTTAGAGAGATCAAATGCATTAAAATATGAAATACGTCTAAATGAAAATGGCAGATATGAAATTAAATTTGGAAATAATGTTAATGGCAAGCAACTCAATACAAACGATGAAGTTGCCATATATTATATTAATTCTAATGGCACCCCTGGACAAGTTGGCCCCAATACATTAAACGGCAATACACCTTTCATATATAACCCAGTAAGGTTTACGCAAATCAAAACAGACACAACACCCTCTAATCTCAGATTATTGGATCAACGCGAATTGAATCTATTAAGCTTTGAAAACCCTGATCCTTCTACAAAATTTGTTACTGCTGAATCAGTAGATAATATAAAAGCAAATTCTACTAATACTTTTAAAAGTCAATATAGATTAATTACAACAGAAGATTTTCAAAATTATATTCTTAAAAATTATAGTAATATCTTAGCATCTGTAAAGGTTGTTAATAACTGGGATTATTTGAGTCAGCATATCAAATACTATTATGATCTAGGGGTAAATAAACCCAGTCTTGAATCACGTGTACTGTTGAATCAAGTCAAATTTGCAGATTCTTGCAATTTTAATAACATTTATGTTTATTCTGTACCAAAACTTGAAAAAATTACTTCGCTCTCCACAAGAGCAAATTATGTAAACACAGCTCAAAAAAATCTAATCATCAATAATGTTAACAGAACTAAGCTTGCTACTGCTGAAATTGTATTTAATGATCCAGTTTATGTGCAATTCGATTTAGGATTGAGAGTAGCTAATGAAGTATTAACACCTGAAATTTCAAATAGCTGTTACTTGCAGATAACCAGAGATCTTACAGCTAAAAGAAACCCCGAATCAATAAGACAATTAGTCGCTAATTTAATTATTAATTATTTTGCTACAACAAAAGATAATTTAGGCAAACTTATTTCTCTAACCGATTTATCTAGCGAAATAAATGCTATTGAAGGAATAATAGATGTAAAAACTATTCGTGTTAATGGTACTACAACCTATAGTACACCAGGTATTAATTTTCTCGCTTTTAATCCTGTGTACCCTTATGATGATATTAATATTATCTCACAAGACACACAGCTACCATTTTTTAAATTTCCATATTTAAATAATCCAGTTAATTTTATTGATAAAATAACTGTTATAACCCCTTCATTGCAACTTCTTGAGAGAGAGTTTTAATGACCCCTACAAATTTGTTTTCATATCTTTTTTTTAATATAAAAGATTTCTCAAATTCTGAGACACTATCAACATATTCTTTAGATATTACACCTTTAACTTTTATACCAGATTTTACAACAGTTAATCTGTTGTCTACTGCAGGGACTTATGCTAATAAATACGTTCAATGGGATTTTGGTGATGGCACAACCTCTACTCAAATTACTGCAACTCATCACTATAAATGGCCTGGTTCATATAAAGTACAGTTAACATTTTTTGATGATCAAGGAAATGCATACAGTGATATATACACACCAACAGTTCAGATTTTTAATTTTGTTGAGGATGATATAATTTTTAAAGATTACGGTAAATTTATCTACGATGTTCCTGCAAGCAGAATCACTGACCCTTTAGTTATCTTAAGAAGAAACAGCTTTCAAACTTTACAAGCATTAACTGGAAATCATTTTACAATTAATTTATATGCTTCAGGTGCACTTGGCAATTATATTAATGCTGAAACATATTATAATGATAAATGGGCTCATTTGAGGTCTTTATCTCGATTCTATATAAAAGAAAATTTTGGTAAAAATTATAATTATACTATAGTAGATCAAGTCAGTACTATTGACACCAATATATATGCAAGAATCAATAACAATGCTTTGGAATTATGTGGTGAAAACGATACTGGCAGTACCTTTGCTGGTACCACTGGATATGCAGAGATTTATTATGTAGATGACCGAACTAAAAATTTTACTACCAGAGATTCTCCTATTTTTGTTTTTGCTACACCAGACAATGCATTATATAACGATGCATTTACCTATTCAAATGATCTGTACAAATACATACCTCATCCTCCAGAAGGCATGCAGACTATTAAATCTGCTGTTCAGCCCATAATTAAAGTTAGACACAATCCTGCTAATACTCTTTCTATTACAACTAATGGCATTGATGGTGAAGGGCCACTTTCTACTACTATATTTCAATTACCAGCAATAAGCTGGCAAAACACAGAAATTCCTTTTGTTATAAAATTAAAGGATGATCTAGGTTATACAACAAGAACATATCCCCCATTATATTGTTCTTCTATAGATGCAACTACGCCCAGTGCTTCTACTTTTAACTTGCAGATAGATCTAATTGCATTGTCTGGAAATAATTATGTACGTACAAAAGATACACTTTATTATAATGATTTTCCTGCAGAAGCACCACAGAGCATTGGTGCTTTTTATAAAGGGTATTTTATACCACAATCATCTAACACTACATGCAAATTAACTGCTGGCATGTACATTGTTGATCCAGTTAATTTTCCTAAAGATAGTTTGTTAGGATGGATTTGTCAACCTGATTACAAATACTTAAAAAGAATATTTAGAACCAGCATATACAACTACTGCTTTGGCACAGCAGAATTTGCGCTTTCAGGGAAAATTGATAATTTTAGAACACCAAACAGTCCTAATTCTTATTGTTTAGCTGTAGCACCTTCAGGAGCAGGCATAGGCAATGACTACCAAGCTTGGGTAGGTGATGCTGCAGTTGATAAGATATATAAAGTTGATGTTTTTGGTAATATACTCTCTGCTTTTGCACTATCTTCATATCCAGTTGAATCTTCTTCTGGAATAGTGTATCAAGATTTACGATCAAATGAATTATCAAGTTCAGCTCCCAATAGCATTGCTCTAGATGGCGCTAGCAACATTTGGATATCACTTTTTGATGCTGTTTCTTGTATTAAGATCAATAGCAACACTGGTAATGTAATGTCTATTGCTTATCCTAATCTAGTAAATGCAGTATATCTGTTGAGCTCAACATACACATTACCTGAATTGTCTGGATTTGCTGGTGAAAATTCTTTATTACCTGCTTCCATTGACACAGATTATGATAACAATTTATGGGTTGCATATACACACCCTGTATCAAACTTCTTAATAAAATATGATACATATGGTGACATTTTAACAGCAATTCCTATTGCACCTCTTGTTTCTCCTGTGGAAATAGTAGTTGATAGGGATGAATATGTGTGGGTAACTGCTTTAAACAATCTTGTTTCACCTCCAGATATAAACAATAGAAACGATTTTGTATTTAAATATACAAAGTACGGTGATTTAGTTACAGGATATCCTATCAGTGGCTTCAAACTTGTAGGCAATATAACAGTGGATGGCAGTCAAAATGCTTATGTTTCCAATTCTACTAATATTATAACTAAAATTGATGCAAAAACTGGCCAAACCACTAACTTTATTGCAGGCAGTGCAATAAATATTACCAACTATATTTGTGATATAGGTGGCATTGCTTGTGACACTAGTGATTACTTGTGGGTTATTAATAATCGCGATAATAAACTATATTATTTTGATATATTGCCAGGTGCCACACCAGCCCTCTCATCAAGCATTTATTTGAATCTTGCATTTCCTGCTGATAATGATCCAACTAATCCAGTATCAGCATTTGATGATAGATTATTTCAAGCTTATGGTGATTGGAATGGGTCAAGATGGATCAACAAATACATGGTGCCATACACAGTTACAAGATATGTATCAGGAGAATCAAGTGAATTCTCAGTATTTTCCGATAATGGTGTTTATAACATACAAAAAATAAATGAAAATTTTGATGCCAATTCTTTTTATGATAATTTAAGATATCAAGAAATTTTATTAGATAAAAGTGTATTTTTTGATGAATTTTTAGGAACAATTGTGGGCAACTTGAGCGCTCAACCTTATGAATTAGGAAAAACAATATATGAAAAAATAGCAAACTTTACTTCTAATATTGCAGATGTAGACAAGTGCAATTTATATCAATTGCTTTCTTTCTGCAAAGAACTTGGAATACAGTTTGAACAATACAACTACCCTTTTCCTCCTCAGCTTAGACGCATAGTGGATCTTCTCAGCATTAAACAACGCATATTATATGGCAGCCAAAATCAATATATCAGTGATTTCAATAAAAAATTTACTGTCAATCCCAATATTGGCAGAAACTTAGGCAATAGAATCTCACCTATTTCAGGCACAATAACATCAGGTAAACCTATTGTTGCTTATGAAAAATTTTCTAATTTGTACACTCTAGTAAACACCAATATATTTCCTACACCCACACCCACACCCACACCCACACCCACCCCTACTCCCACTCCTACTCCCACATCAACACCAATTCCTGTAACTTTTGTCACTTCAAATGGTCAAGTAGTAGTGCCCAGTGCAAATAATATTAACCTTAGTGTAAGCAACACAGTTACAAATTTTGTTCTTGGGTTCAATTTAACAGATTATTGCTCAATAAAAAACAATTTTGATGTAACAAATTACAGCAATTGTTATCTTTCAGGATATAATTTTAATAATGTTTATTTGACTAAAAATCCTATATATGTCACTAATGCTGCAACATTGTCATCTGCTCCTGCAAATTACTTCTCTATATACTACTACACCACAGGATCTGCTCTTGTAAATGTATTGAGTAGCAAAACTGCTCCTACACCCACACCCACACCTACTGTCACTCCAACAGTAACACCCACAAGAACACCTACTCCAACACCAACAGTAACACCCACAAGAACACCTACTCCAACACCAACAGTAACACCAACACCCACAGTAACTTCCACACCTGCACCCACACCTACACCCTCTCCCACCCCAACTATAACACCCACACCTACTGTAACAGTTACTCCCACTCCAACTATTACACCTACGCCATCACCCACACCTACTATTACACTTACACCCACACCCACTCCAACTATTACACCCACACCTACGCCTACTGTTACACCCACGCCTACTGTTACACCAATACCTATAGTATTTGGACGTCTTCCTTTTGTGGCCGGAAGAAATAGTTCTCAAAACACCTTCGGTACAGGTGCTGGAACAGCAGTTATAACTGCTCTTACTGCCATGTCTGCAGCTACAATGCCTGTACCACAGTATAGCAAATTTGTATTATCAAAGAACTCATCAGGAGTTACAAATTTTGCGCTTTCCGCTAATACAACCAAATGGTTTGGCTCAGGAGATAATTCTGCTGGACAAATGGGCATAGGCAATACTACATTATACGTAACTTTAACTGCTATTCCTGGCAATTGGACAGATATTATTGTTAGTAACTTTTATCCCAGCCAATTCACTGTTGCACAGAGTGCAAAACCTGATGGTACACCATCCAACCAATGGTATGCAACAGGAACCAATGCTTATGGCCAGTTTGGTGTACCGCAGTATTACACAAATTCATTTAATTCTTTTGTGCCTATTACTGGCTCTTGGTCAAAAATGCGACCAGGAGATAGTTATACTTTGGCACAAAGTGCAAAGTCTGATGGCACACCATCAACTCAATGGTATGCAGCAGGTAGGAACACAACAAATAATATTTTTGGTTTTCAAGCAGGTGGTAGTAATAATTCGTACACTTCTTTCACACGCATCACAGGAGAATGGGTTGATATGATATCACATGATGGTAGTAGAACATATGCTTGCACACTGGCTCAAAGTGCTGGCCCCCTTGGCATAGGATCAAACAAATGGTTTGGTGCAGGGTATAATGGCGCAAACAATTTTGGAAATAGCAATTCTACAAATTCTCAAACATTTACAGCCATGCCAGGTGATTGGTATACCATGTATAATACAACATTTACAACTGTTGCACAGAGTGCAAAGTCTGATAGTACACCATCAACCCAATGGTTTGGAACAGGTATTAATTTTTATGGTATGTTTGCTAATAGTAATAATACTAACACTACAGTATTTACAGCCATACCTGGTGATTTTATAAAAGTAATACCAAATTCATATTATAGCATTGTGACTCTGAGTGCACAAACAACAACACCCAACCCTACAGCTGTTTATGTTGCTGGCATAAATGTATGGGGTAATTTTGGCAACGGCAGTAACAATAATACTACAATTTTTACGCTTTCAGCCATACCTCAGCCTCTGCATGAAATTTATTCTGGTGATAATAATTCACTCTACGGTATTCTTAGCACATATGTAACAACATACTAATGAATTATGCTATAAATAATATTATCTTATGAGTGAAACCAAACCTTTGAGCGCTTTTAGTTATGACTGGGGATGGGGATTGGTTGCACCAAAAAATATTTCCGGTGCAGACATAGGCACATTTTATGAATTTTATGAATATGTAGACACACCAGAAAATACATATTATAACAATGTTATAGACTGGGAAAATCCCATGACTTATTTAAATGCTGCCAGTTCTTTAGATTATAAATCCTGGGCTGGAACAAACGGCATCATGCAAAATTTAATAAGCTATGAATTAACCAAAGGATTAAAATTGTTTACTAGTGCAGCCAACATACAGTACAACAATTAAATAATTTAATGTCCATTACCAATAGATTTATAGATGAGAATTTGCCTAATTCTATAACATCTAATGAAGATGTTGTTTTAGTACTGGACAGAGAGCACCCATTTTCTTTTGTTAGATGGGTAGAATATAACAAAATAATATACACCAACATTTCTGACTTGCTACAAAGATATAAAAGCTATGTTGCCAATTGGTATGAAAAGAAAAACTTAATACCAGTTATTGAAACTGTTACAATTACTGATTTGTATAAAAATCTGTTAAGTGAAGTTATTTTAAATTATACCTCTTTAGAAGAAAAAAGATTTTTACGCAACATAGATGCCAACAACCCCAGGGATCTTGCAATTGCAGTACCATTTTTTGCAGAAAAAATAAAAGACATATGCAATTATTATGCATCATTAAGAGATAAACTGCAGAGTACAGCTGTTGAATACAATCTCAAAGGCAGTATTTACGGTCTTGAAAGTTTAATTTATAATGAAATTTCTAGAGCTTTAGAAGAGCAAGATCTTGTTGATTTAGTTAACACTTTAAATTTACCTATTTCTACGATCAGAAACAATGTCATAGTAGAATTAGAAGAAAATTATGACCAATATCCTGACTATCTTGACATTGGCACCTTGCCTGCTTCAGCATATAATGCGACACAAGGGTTAAGAGCAGAATATTTCAATACAAACACTAATGAAATCAATCCTAATTTATTCATTGATTTTGATCAAGCCATCATTGATGCCATAAAAAGCTATCCTTTCTATCTTATAGAACTTGGCACAAATAACTTCACTATCAATTTGAATGTAAATGGTACACAACTTGATTATCTTAAAGATAGTGATTTTATAAACAATATCAATAATCAGAATGCAGATAATCTCTCTCTTAACTTAGAATCAAGCCTGACTACCAAGTACATGGGTACAGATTATTATTATATTTCCACTGGTAGCACATCAACATCTTATGTTTCAGGCCTTTTATTTCAAGCAGACAGTCCATTTGCAAATTTTTTAAATAAAAATACACCTACCATTGCTGCAGTACCAAGTGAATCATTTTTAAGTACCAGTAAGAAATTAGGTTTATTTTTTAAACCTGATAAAATTGGGTTATTAAATTTTAATAATTTTAGTTTTACTTATGCACTAAGTTCAGAAACTTTATCTGCAAATAGTTTGTACATATTTCCAGATCCTGATGCATATGGTAAAGTATCTGGAGGAACAAAGCAAGAACAGTATTCACCTTTAACATTTATTGATAATAGCAATGTATTGAAGTCAGACTATTCAAATAGTTACAAATATGGTGAAGCAATCAATGACCCTCTCTTGCCTACTTTTAGAGGTTATCAAAGCAGAGAACAATCGCTCAATTATTCTAATCAAGGATTGTCACGTTATGTAGACTCTCAAACATTTTTTGATGGCTTAAAAGATAGCAATTGGGCCAATTCTGATGTATTTCCTTTGATTGATAATACTATTTTACCACTTGAAAGCAGATCAAAGACCCTGTTGCCGTTTATCAACAAGACACTTATACAATATAAATCTGATGTGTATGGCAATGAATATGGGCTTTATAAAATTATTGGCCCTACAAAAGATGCACAAGCAAGCATATTGGCATTGCAAAACAGTAAAATAAGCAAATCTTGTTTGATTTTGGATGGTTATGTGTTTAATGATTTGAACAAGGGCACTGATTTTAACTATACTACAGACATACCTGAAGAAGGATACACATACTCTGGTGTGACTCTAAAAACTACTAACAATATCCCTCCAGGTTCAGGATACTTTACACATGGCTCTACATTGACTGCAACTTCTCCTCTGAGCGCTTCAAAATATAACTTGGGCATACCTTCTTACAGTCTTTCAAGCACACCTTTTGCATTAAAATCATACACCATGCAGCCAGAAAATTTTTGCTCTGCATACATACAAACAACATTTGATTGCAATGTGCGCGATGGTTTCACTTTTGTTGCACCAAATTCTGCTCTTCTTACAGATTACCCTTCTGATGACCCTACTTTTGATCCAGTAAATACTCAAGTTTATTATGATATACTAGCTGATGCTGGTATTAATCCACTGGGTCCAGGATATAGAGCTAACTTTGCATACCAAGGAACATTTCTTTTTTCACCACCAAATTCTGCAGCAAAATATTATGGCAATTATTTTGTAGTAAGCAGTTTTTCAAACCAAGAAACACCCTGTCCACCTGTCTTTACCACTGATACAGGGCTATTTTTAAATAGTTATTTTTATAATGTTTTGGCTCCTGCTTTTGAAACATCTGCAAATACCACAACATATGAAAATGTAGAAAGAAAAACACTGTATGAAACTAAATTTGAAACTTATGGTGATTTTTATTTTAGAAGTTCCAACTCTTCTGTTATTGCTCCAGTTTCTTCTGCTCTTTCAGGTGTTTTCTTAAAATATTCTCCAGAAATTATTAATGAAATAAACCAAAAATTAATTAATTTTGATATTTATTATGATTATTTGCAGTTAGAAACTGAAAACTATGTAATTTTTGATAGAATTGATTTTGATTATGCATTTAATATCATACAGAGTTCTTCTAGTAATGAATTTTTTATACAAAGAGGACAGTATAAGAATTTTGAAAAAATATCTACTGTTTGGTTCAATGAACTAGAAAATGAATTAATTCTTGCTAATATGAGTCTATCGCCTGTTAATAGCGCAACAAATTTCAAAGCCATATATCCAAACATATACACCTTCAATTTAAATTCTAATAAATTGGTACAAATTTATCCTAGCAACACACTTTCTGGTCAGGAACTAAGCAATTTTACACTATCAGGTACAAATTTTAACACTGACATCACAAGTATTGACAAACCCATCATGTCTTATAGTAATGAATCAGGCTATTATAGTATAACATACTTGGCTCGTGATGTATCAGACTTGTTTTACCCTGTGATTATATCATTTAAATACTTTAATGGTATTCTAAGTAATATAAGAAACATCATGTACAAGCCCAACATGGACATTCTGCACAACAATTTTAGTAATCCTTCTGAGTATTTTGACTATAATACATATTCTGTATTGGGCAGCAGTGCAGGAACAATCATAGGAGACGAATTCGTTTTCGGAGCATAATATGGCATTTGTAACACTAGCAACCACCACAACCACAGGCTTAACAGCTCTGACATCATACTTCATACCTTTAGATAATACACAATACTCATCTCAGCCTTATAGTATTGTTAATTTTATTTCTGGTTCTGAGTATTATGTTGAAGGCAATCAATACACAGCCAATAACGAATTAAAAATAAACAATGCTTCATCAAAATTAAACAATGTTAGATGGATATTGGGTGGCAATATGGGCAGTTATTTTTTACCTTGGGTTACAACGGATGCTAAAGCCACTACCATAAATTTTGCACTTTTTCCCAACTTATCAGCTTTAAATTTAGAAGCTAACAATTATTTAAACACCATGGATCTGCGTGACTTGCCCATGAAAAGCATTGCCATGTGGGGAGCAGGGCCATTAAGCGCACTCTATATTACCAATATTGAATTCTGGAATGGGTCTTCAAACAACTGGGGATTTGTAGATATGAGACAATCTGCCTTGAGCACTGTTAGTATATCTGGTTGCAGAATCAACAGCTTGAATCTTTCTGATAATAAACTTTCTGCTTTTGATTTTAAATTAGGTGATGATAATAAAGCTGCCCGTGTTACTACTCTTTCTGTAGGTCGTAACCCTTTTAAAAACCTTGCAATTGATTTTAAAAATTGTGATACAAGGCTTTTATCTGGTCTTGAAACACTTAAATTTAGCAGATGGAATAATTATTCTCAAGGAATTTTTGATCCACCAAATGCTGAAGATTTATTCAAACTAAAAAGCATTACTATTGCTGGGCCTCTGAGTTCACTTACTACCTTGGACGTTTCACAAAACAATCTTTCTTCTTTGAATGTGCCGTTCATACCTAATTTAAGAAATCTTTACATTGGTGAGCATGCTCTGCAATTTGAAACTTCTGCAGATACCCCACAAAGAACACTTTCAGCAAATCAAATAGTATTCAATTCTTTAACTGCATTGCAGTACCTCAACATGGCAGGCATTGGACCCATAAGCAAATTGAGTGATATCACTGGCATGGATCAACTTTCCAGTTTGAATTATCTGGATGCACATAATAACTCATCACTAAACGGTGTATCGTTCACAGATTTAGATCTGAATGTAATACCTGGCCGTCAATTACAGTGGGTTGGTTTAGCAAATTGTACTGCTTTGACTGGTGTTACGTTTGGCAACCAACCATTTGATCAAAGACCTATATCAAATCCAGGATTTCCAACTTTTCTAAGCCCAACTTTTGCTCTTTACAACTGTCCGGCTATTTCTTCTGTAGATGCATCATCCTTGAGTGGCATTTTTGATCTTTATTTTGATATTGTCCCTGAATTAAGAACATTAATCACACCTGTAACGTCTAAAGTAATGGGTGCTATTACTGTTACACAAGCACGTTATTTAAAAGATTTACTGGTACCACAAGTGCTTAGTTATTCTTTAAGAATAGAAACTTGCCCTGCATTAACAGGCCTAGTATTAGATAACAACTACAACATGTTAGTTTTAAGAGTAATTGATGTGCCTTCAAATTTACAATTTGCTGGATGTTCAGCTTTACGGGACATTTATTTGTATAATACAGATACAAGAGATATTAATTTTTCTAAACTGAGTGCCTGTCAAACATTTACATGCTATTACAATGCAAATTTAAGCAGCATAAATTTCTCTCCTGGTTTCAATGCATTATACACCATTAATTTTGCAAACAATTCAAAATTACAGTCCATTGACTTTCAAGATTACTCTAATTTGAGGAATGTAACGATTTCTGGCAATAAAACATCAACCACCACCATAAAAAATAATATTGCACTATCTGCTGTTACTATTTACGATGCACCTGATTCTCCTCTGCCATTGATAACTTGTAACAACAATTTCAATTTGAAGCAATTTTCTTATACTTTTGATGGCATAAACACCAATGTAGTATCAAATGTTTCCAGTTTTAATTTCTCCAATTGTTATGCACTCACAGGCATATACCTCAAAGGTGCAAATATAAGACATCTAGATTCAGTAAAACCTCTCAACTCTTTAACCAATTTAGTTATTGACTCTCTGCCCTTGAGCTCTCTGGATGCATTAAATTACATGCCAAGCTTAACAACATTGAATCTTGCAAACACTTTGAATATTTCAGGCAATTCTCCTCTTGTAAATCTTGATTCTTATTACAATCCAGGCATTACCTATGCTAGCTTCTCCAACATACCTACATTAACTTCTGCAGATACATTCATAAGAAACTTGCCACAAGTATGCCAGTATCTTTTATTACAAAATAATCGATTAAAAACACTTGATACTGCTCCTTTTAGCGCTCTCAATTTAAAAGTTATTAGTGTAGGATCTAATCAGCTTTCTTCTACACATATTGACTCATTACTCATTGCACTAGCCAACAATCCCAACACACCAAGTGGAACCAAAAATGTATCATATACAGGCAATATAACTAGTAGGTCTCGTGTTTCCAATGATGCAAGAACTAAACTTCTTGCAAGAGGTTGGGGTGGTACTAGCAGTGCCGCTATCAGAGCAACACCTGATTTCTATATTACTTCTGTTCCAGAAACAATACAATTTACTCAGACTGCCGATATTTTATCAACAGCAAGCTACTTGGGATCTGCAGTACCCACATATGTTACAGTATTAAGTGGCCCGGGAGTAATAATAGGCAATGGCAACACACTTTCTGCCACAGATAGTACCGGTGTAATTACTGTGGTCATAAGTTCTGCAGATACATTCTATTATCAGCCTGTATCTGCTGTGCGCCACATACCAGCAGTTAGATATGATGTATCACCATTCATTGAATTTACTGGGTTAAATAAAGTATATACAAATATTGTTATTGCAGCTTCTGCTTCTGTGCCAAGCTATTCACTATCAGCGCAGTTGTATTATTACCAAAATGGTATTTCTGCAATACCTTTGGCAGCAGGGTATTATACTGTAAGTGCAGTAGTTTCTGAGCAAAAATATTATGGCACTGCTACTAATGTGCTCAGTGTTATTAATGCAGGGGATTTTTATTCCATACCCATTTCTGCCACAAGTTCCATAATTTATTTTCCTAAAACTGTGGATACAGAAAAAGATGTTGTTGTTACATTTGATTATGCTTTTTATGGCAGCTATTTATCTGGATCTGAAGGATTTTGCGTTTCATTTACAGATGCAACAACATACGATACTCCAATCAGTGGAGGCGGTCCAGGCAAAGCATTAAATTATGCAAACTTAACTCTTGTTTCTGAAGATGATGGTTCATTTAGTTATATCAGCTATCCAGGCAAATACAAAGGCAGTTTAGGTATTGGATTTGATGCAACAGGTAATTTTGCTCTTTCCAGCTTGAATGTCAATGGTTTGCAAGATGCAGTACCAAACACCATTAGCATTCGTGATAGCATGGATAATAATTACAATGTTCTGTATCGCAGTGAAACTCTTACTGCATCTTCATTTAAAACTCCTTTTAATCTATATGAGTCAACAGCTGGCATACCAACCTTTAAAACTGTGAGAGTGCGTTTAACAAATTTAGGCAAGAAAATACTGGTAGACATGAAACCACTTTCTGCATATGAATTTGTAAATTACCTCACTTATGATTTACCTGTCCGTTTGCCAAGTGTAGCAAGTATTGGTTTGAGCTACAGTACCGGTAAGAACAACCCAACATTTAAAATAAAAAACTTTAATTTAAATTGTTTTTTTAAAACCATAACAGCAAATAGTTAAATTAATAATGCGTGCTTCTTAAACAAAGTAGTATTTAAAATGACTTTCTTCTGTAAATACTTATAATGCAAATTTATAGTCTAGATTCATACAATTTAGTACCTTTATCTAGCAACTATTCTAGTGATAGTAATGTACAATTTCTTAAGAATACTCTGTATACAGAAAATAATATATTTGTAAATTTAGAAAAAATTTCACAAAATATTAACGATTTTAATATTAACAATTATTCTTCATTATCTCTAACTGACAGAAAAACGCTAAATAATGTATTAGAATTAACACCATTAGCACCTCTGCAAGATGAAGGATTTTCATCTTATCTTGCAGCTAATGCTTTGTATAGCATAACAGACAGAACAAGATTTTGGGTTGTTGAAGAACCAGACATCTCTTTTAATACAGCTTCAGTTAAAGTATCCGGTACATCAACTAAAATGAATAATACGTATTATTTTGAAATTATTTTTCTAGATAGCAATACTTGTAAGATAGCTCATGAAAACGATGGTATCAAAAGATATTTAACTACAGACATAACCAACTCACTTGTTTTTTCCAAAGATGCTTCACTGGACAATTTAGGAGAGTACAGCCCACAAATCTTTTTGTATACGTATGACAGGCCAAATGATTTAATTGTATTCTATAAAAATTTATCTGATATTATTTACTACGTAGGGTATGATAGCGCCATGCAGGAGCTTACTCTCATTTCTACTATAACTGGAACTAATTTAAATTTTACCAATCAAACTGTTTTTCGCTGTCAAAAAAGAACAGATGATTCAAATATCACACCGTTAGTAGATCCATGGGTTTCATATGAAAAAAATTCTAACAATACAATTCCCATATACAAAAATCTTAGCTATAAAAATGTTGAGTCTAATATGCTTCTTAACTCTCAATATTATACAATCTCTGGAGACACATTAGATACAAACATACTTTCATTAAAAAATACTAATACCCCTGAAAATTATCAATCTAGAGCAAATCCATTCTTTCAAGAACCTGAAGTGCTCATGAGAGATTACAAAAAATTATTTACTGGATCCAATCAAGAATTAGGCAATGATAATATAACTTTAGGCTATGAAGCATACACAGTAAACGTGCTACTCAAAAAAGATAAAGTTACATATTTTCATGTGCCGCAAAATTTCTTTCCTCTTAAAACACTCAATTTAAATGATTCTGCTTTAGCAGAAGCAGGTGCCATAGCTGGTGACCATCCAATTAAAAGCGATAAGATATTTAAAAAGAAAGCCAATTATAAATTCACCAGCCCTTTCGGCAATACAAAAATTGAAAATACAGGTAGTTTTTTGTGCTCTTGGTTATCAGGAAACTCTAATGCATACTCACGACCTGTTTGGATGGATAGATATTATTTTCCTTCTAAAATTTCTTTTCTTGGTGCATTAACTGCAACAGATTTTAATGCAATAGAATACAAATCAAATTATGAATGTTTGCAAAGTATATTTCCTTCACAAATACAAGTAGTTGATATTATCTCAAATTCTATATTTGAACCTGGCACATATTATGCCTATCAACATTTAGGTCCAAATTTTAGTAAAAAATATATAGAATCTAAACAAGACAGATTAATTCAGTTTGGCATAAAAACCAATAACATCTTACAAAAAGAACCACTCACTGCAGGTAATTTTACTAACAGTAGATTCATTAGTGGTGATGTATTTATACAGCCAGCTACACCCACACCCACTCCCACACCTACTGTAACAGTCACACCCACACCTACCATTACACCCACACCTCCTGCACCAACTGTTACACCAACTAGAACACCCACACCCACACCTACTCCAACTGGAGCACCTACCTTTACGCCCACACCTACACCTACTATTACACGAACACCCACACCTACACCTACCATTACACGAACACCCACACCTACACCAACACCTACTCAAGTGCCTGAATTTGTGTATGCAGGGTTACCAGCTACATTAAGTTATAATCTCAATCTGGCTGTGGAGTACAAGAATTTTACAGGCAATGTTATAGGATCTGCACCTAGAAATGTTACATTTACACTACTAGGTAGTGCAGGCAGTTTGATTACTACAACAGCAGCTATTGACACAGGCAATGCTTGGCCAGCTGGCTCTACAATTACATTAACTGTGCCATCCAATAGTGTTGTGCATGGTGCTGGTGGAAGAGGGGCTTATGCCACATCACCTACAAATATAATCATTGAAACCGGTGGTGATGCTATTACTATAACCAACACTGCCAATATAACTTTTAATATCATTAATAATGGCATCATAGGTGGTGGAGGCGGAGGAGGTGGTATAGGCAGATATGATAGCAGCGACAGTGTAAGTTCACAAGCTTGGATGGGCGGCGGTGGTGGTGCAGGAGATGGCCCAGGAGCTGGTGGTACAGGATATGCAACAGGTTATGCTGGTAGTCTTGCACGTTCTGGTAATCCAGGAAGCAGTACAGCAGGTGGAGCAGGTGGTTCTTGGTATAATATATATGGTGCTGGTGCAAATGGAGGTGCTGGAGGCGGATTGGGTCAAAATGGCTTAACTGGCAGAGGTAATAATTCCTCTGGAACAGGAGATGGCGTTGGCGGTGCTGCTGGTAAAGCAGTTAATAAGAATGGCAAAACAGTCACAGTTACTGGTACTGGTACAGTGTTAGGAGCTGTATCATAACAAAATCTTACAGTAAATAATATTATGGCAAAGTTTTTTGTAAATGAAGAGATTGCATTTGATAGTTATACATACTGTGTAACTGAAAATCTTTCTTCTATTAATAGCAGCAATCAATTTACCATTATTTTCGATTTGCATAGCGCTGATTGGACCAAACCATTTGGATATCAATTATTAGGCAACTACACCACAGATGGTTTTGGCATTTTCAATACAAATAAAGTAACACCTACACTTTTTATTAACAGCAACAGTGCAATTGAAATAACAAATCTCAATTTTGAACATTTGGATACACTGGAGATATCTTCATCTGCAAATGCTATTATAAGAATAGATGACCTTAGTTATTTTTATATCATAAATTCATCTGGATATTTTGAAAAATATAACAACAATAATGCTCTTTTATTTAAAATTTATAATGTTGGTTTATCTTTAATATATGATTATGATTATGATGATGCGTTTTGCTATGTGTTGTGCTATAATCCCATCTTAGCACAAACACAACTGTTGAAAATATCTCTTGATACGGGTAATATACAAGAAATTCAACCTGATTTCCCAGGATATAAATTCTATTATTATAATGTACCGTTAAATTCTTTTTATCAAGCAAAAACAGTTAATTACAAAAATAATAATTTTTATTTTACTGCAGGCGATAAAGCAGAAAGATACAGAGACACTATTTATTTCAGAACTGTGAGTGGCACAGGATATGGCATATACAGTTGGTATATTGCAAATGATCCTAACAGCAGTGATGCTATATCTCTTGTGTTATCAGCTTATAATTCTTTAGAAGACTATGATATTGATATTGATGGCAATCTCTGGGCATTGTATGATTACAATAAATACGCAAGAATTGATAGCAATCGATTAGTTACTCTATCAGGCACATTACCACTGTCTTCATGCAAATCAACAAACATTGACTTTGGAATTAACTTAAATGGCAATGAATTGCAACAGTTTGCCCTCATCTCAACTGTATCACAAGCAAATAAAAATATTACCTACAAGCTTGATAATGCTGGTAATATTATTTCTACATATTATGCAAAATTAAACGGTGCAAACAATACAAGCATTACTCAATCAAGTTTTTTAAGATATTATTATGATGATTTATTTTTAGGCAATAATTTAAACTTAAGATTGAAATTAAAAAACTTCATTAATGAATATGATGCTGTAACATTGAATTTAAATTATTCACTATCTTCTTTAGCTCAAGGTTATCACAATTTTGCTATTCGATTTAATAGTGATGCTGGTACTTTTCATTTAATTGTTGATGGTAAAATAGCATTAGAAAAATATTTTACACCTAAAAAATACAAATTTTCAAATTTATTTTATAGACCATTTCTCATAGGAACTGCAACACATACAAATAATATTCCATTATTTGCATATTTAAATGATGTTTCTTTTAATTGCAGGGGCATCAAATTAAAGAACTTCTATCTATATGATCAAGCATTAAATTATTTTGATATCTTATTTCATAACAAAATTTATCAAAAAGTTGAAGATATGGTTTTTGATTTGCCTTGTGGCAAGCGTAGTTATTTGGAAGAAATTGAAAGGTATTTTAAATTCAGAACACCAGGCAGCAAATCACCTGTAATAAATATTGTTTTAAAAAATAGTGGTATAAATAATCAACAGTTAAAGAATGAAATTGAAAAGAGAATCTATACTTTGATAAAAAATTCAGCACCAGCTTATGTAAAAATTAACCAATTTAAGTGGAGCAATTAATGAATATCACGCAAGAAATTGATAATTATGGTCTTAACTATGATAGATACCCATCACAAATTTTATCTTTGCCCTATTCTTTAGAAGAAATAAAAATACAGCCAAACGATACAGTTAGTAATGATGTAATAAATCTTAAACTGCAGCATTTATATGAGAATTTTTTATATATTTATTCGAAAAGTAAAATTGCTTCAAATATAATACCTATTAGTTCAACTGCAACGCTAGGAATGAGTACTTATTTTACGTACTTGGCATGGAATTACAATCTATCCACTTCAGAATTTAAACCTGTTACTTGGAGCTTACCTGATAGCTTTAATAATTTAAAAACCATATATGCTCTTCGTTCACCTGATTTGTCTCAATATTCAATATTCGGTACTAATGGTGATACACTGTTTATTGTCAGGTCTACAGATACAGAAAGTGAAGTTCTTTCCACTTCTGTTATAACCCAGTTTAACACCCCTGCTTTAAATAATGTTGCGTTTTCAAATATTGAAGCCATAACAGATGGTCCTGATCAGAGTATTTTAATCTTAGACAAAGGTAATAATGCACTCTATCAATATGAGGCAAGAGGGTTCACACAAAATAATAATGTATTTTTCAACAGGTTAATTTTTAGAAATTTACTTGGAGGGTATGGGTCAGCTGATGACAAGCTCTCTTTCAATGCACCAACAGATGTAATCACTTACAATGAAGATATATTTGTTTTAGATACTGGTAATAGTTGCATTAAGAAGTATGATCAAAACTTAAACTGGATTAGTACATTTAGATTGAACCTTGATTTTCTAAACAATTCACCAAAAAAGCTTAAAGTAGATTCTGCTGGTAATTTCTTTTGTTTACTTTCTGGTAATAGATTTAATATTTATTCAAATAATTTTCAGCAAAAAACTGAAATTGTTGTAGATTATTTAAATAATACAGAATCCATAACAGATATTGTTTTTTCCAAAACAGATACAAACATATATTACATAGTAACAGATCAAAACATATACAAAGGATTGGTAAATAACCCTGGTGATACTATTGGTAAGTATTTGTTCTATCTGTACAAATACAATGATCAACAGAATATTAAAGCTTTTGCTTCCATAGGCATTGGCAGCAATGATAAAAACTTAATAGTTTCTAAAAACCCATCCACAAGTGCACAAATAATTGGTGCATTTTATGATAACATAAATCTGTATGATGTTTTAAGTATTCCAGATTTTGATATATACACAATGAATGAAATTTCTATAAAACTAGAGGAGTATGTGCAAAGCTGGGTAGTGAATAAATCACTAATTAAACTAATTACTAATCATCTTAGATTCATAGAACAAATTATAGGTAAGTTTCAATTTAAGTTTGATTCAAGAAGAAATTCTGTATTCCAGTTCACCCGCTATTTAACAGCTAAAGAACAACAGAAATTAACACAACAAGCGGAGATTTTATAATGAATCAAGAATTTGATAATTACATTGGTCAAAATGAAGTTGTTACTGATTCTTCTATTAACAGATGCTTAGTAAACATATTTAATTTGCAACAAAATCTTATCAGTGCTCTTCAAGATGAATTGTCACCAGAAGCCCTCAATACACCTATAATTTTGAATATTCCTTGGACCCCCACACCCACACCCACTCCCACACCTACTGTAACACCCACACCTACCATCACACCAACTGCTACACCTACTCCAACAATGACTCCGACAAATGCACCTACTTTCACCCCCACACCCACACCTACAAGCACTAATATACCCACGCCTACACCCACACCCACACCCACTATTACTCGTACACCCACGCCTACACCTACCATTACACCAACAATTAATCCATATGAGACACTGACTGTCAGAATTTTTAATTTTGATACAGTCATAGAGTCTTCTATTAATCTTTTTGATTACATGTGTCAAAAGCTTGGCCGTTTGCCTTCCAGCTTTATCAGGCCTCTAGACGTAACATTTTACAATGCTACTCTAATTGGTTGCAAGAAAGGATATTATTATGCTATACGCACAGGCACTGGGTGGCCTGCTGGCAGCAAAATAACAATATTCAATCCAAAAGTTACAACTTCAACCAACGCACTGTATGGTTATGATGGTACTTACCCAACAAGTGCAAGACCTAATGTGACAGGCCCTGCAGGTGGTGTTATCATGGGCAGAGGTGCAGATGGCATGTGTGGTCCATTGCACACACGTAGTTGTGTTGGTTGGTATCTATGGGCACAAGAATTTAATTGCAATTCTGCAGAGAGCATATATGGATTGTGTGGAAATGGTTGCAACGGTTCGCCAGGTGATGCAATTTGGATTGATGCAGGTCTCACTATGGTGACCATACAAAATGAAGGGGTGATTGCAGGTGGTGGAGCAGCTGGCCCATATTTTAATGTTTATAGAGATGGTGGTTCAGGTGGTAGTGCTGATGGCAGAGCAGGTGGTGGTGGATTGCCAGGTGGCCGTGGAACGTTGCTGTCTTACCCATATAATCGTGTATGTCAAAATACACAGCCTACAGATTGGTATGGAAGTTGGGGTGGTGCTACTGGGTATCAACCTGGTTATAATTCTCCTATTAACCCAGCTGGTGGTGCTGGAAATTCAAGTGCTGCTGCGACTTCTCCATGGTGGAGTGCAGGAAATGCAGGAAATCCTGCAAGTTATGCCTTAAAAACATTTGGCCACCCTTATACTTGGGAAACTGGTAGCAGTCCATTAGGCAACCCTTATTATCCACCAGTGGGCGGTGGTGTTGGTCGAAATGATCCATTTAGCCCCAGTGTGCTTCGCAATGGTCTCATAGGACCTTAATTTTTTTATTGTAAATCTATAAGATTAAATAAATAATTACAATGGCTAGTGTTTCCATAGTTAAAATAAAGATAAGAAGAGGTACTGATTCTGAGAGACGTCGCATAGTACTTGATAACGGAGAGTTGGGGTATGTAACAGACCCAGGTGGCAGAAGGTTATTCATAGGCGATGGCTTGATACCCGGTGGTTACCCTGTTGGTTCCATATTATTTTACAATGTTGATCTTACAGTTGCAGATTCATATAAATATGCTCAAGTTGGAGATATTATTTACGACACTGCTTCAACAAAATTATATACTGTTACAAATGTAGATTATAGCAATCCATCTCCTCTGTATACTTTTAAATTTATTGGACCTTCTGTAGACAACACTTCTGTGCAATACAATATAGCAGGTAATTTGACTGTTAATTTGAGTGGTGTTAACGGCAATTCCTTGCCCATTACTAATCCAGGTGCAGGTTCAAAAAAATTATGGAATGATGGGGGCATAGTAAAGGTAGCATAATATGGCATTTGAAATCACAAGTGATACAGTTGTTAAAATTTTAGTTCGCAGAGGACTAGAGGTTGAACGTCTTGATACACTTTTATCTGAAGGAGAGCTTGGTTTATCAGTGGATTCGCGCAGACTCTTCATAGGTGATGGTTACACCTTGGGTGGTACACCAGTTGGTAATATCAATTTTGGTGTTGTTGGCAATGTGAATGATGTGCGGCCATATGCTCAACCTGGTGACATGGCATTTAGTCAAAATTTAAATTATGTGTTTTATAACAACAACTGGAACGTCACATCACCAGCACTCTACTCTGAACCTCAGATAGGATACACTCTAGAGTATTCACCTGCTCCTGGTAATGCTTTGAGATTTGCTCAAGGTGGCTTAGGTGACGGTCTACTAATTGATTATAGCATAGGCTCAACTGGTGACAAAGATTACACAATTCAAAATGTGTATGGTCAATTAAATTTTGATGCTAGATTCTTATCTTTATGTGCTTTTAGATCAGTTTATGCACCCAGTGATGGCCCACGGGTTGGTAGTTTTTATTTTGGTAATATTTTTACTAGTACCATAAAAGACAACCTTTCAACCACAGTTAATATTGAAAAAAATCTTTCAATTAATGATCATGTATCTGCTTATCAACTCAAACTAGATGCAAGAAACCCAGATTATAATAGCAGTTTGATTGGTGCTACTAGTGGCAATTTATTTATTACAAGCAAGGATTCTATTTATTTGGGCACTGGTACTAATAGTGGCAGTGGACTGGTTGTCAAAGGCAATAATGTTACAGTATTTGGCAATCTTTCAGTATTGGGTGATATAGCTTATATTGATTCCATTGTCTCTGTGACCAGTGCATTGTCAGTAGTAAATGCTGGTACTGGACCAGCTCTTGTAGTTAATCAGAAAGGAACACAGCCTGTTGCTAATTTCCAAGATGATGGAACAACAGCGCTATTTATTGCAGATGGTGGCAATGTGGGCATTGGGACTGCTGGCCCCGCTGAAAAATTAACAGTAGTAGGTAACATCTCTTCCAATGGCACATTATTTACAACTTCTGTAACAAGCAGAGGCTTAGATCTTATTCATAGCCCTGCTAATGATGGAACTAATCCTATACTCAGATTTGGTGAATCCACACCAGGCAGTACCACATTGTCTGGTTTCTCTGGTGCATTTGCATCTTATGATGAAATCACCAATGTGTTTGGCATCAGCAGTGTATTTGCTCCTGCCATGGGAATACCTGCAATTGCAATTGATAGAAATAGTAATATTGGTATAGGTGTTACTGTTCCTGCAGAAAAGCTCACTGTTTCTGGCAATATTTCTTCCAATGGCACATTGTTCACACAATCTGTAACAAGCAGGGGCTTAGATCTTATTCATACCCCTGCTAATGATGGTTTCAATCCTATACTCAGATTTGGTGAATCAGATTATGGCACAAATAATAACGGTTTTTCTGGTGTATTCATGTCTTATGATGAATCTACCAATGTGTTTGGCATCAGCAGTGTATTTGCTCCTGCCATGGGATTGCCTGCTCTATCAATTGATAGGACTGGGTCTGTTACTCTATCTTCTATAACATTATCAGACAGTGCTAATATTACTTTAAATACTGCAACTGGTACTAAGATTGGAACAGCAACTACACAGAAGCTTGGCTTCTACAATGCAACACCTGTAATACAACCTTCATCTGTAAATCAAGCTGCAGTTACAAATACACCGTCACCATCTGCAGGCGGGTTTGGATACACATCAGCTCAAGCAACAGCCATCATTACATTGGTTAATGAAATACGTACCACACTTGTTAATCTTGGATTAATGAAGGGGTCAGCTTAATAGTACTTGCAAGTTTATTTTATTATACTAATATAAACACATGTTCATCGACAAATACACATTCCACGTCAGAGACAATACCACTAAGAAAACCTTTAAAATTACTTTGGATGAAGATACTCCACAAGATGCACACAAGAAGATCTACAACAGGCTCAACTATTACCAGGATATTGTAAAAATTGAAGATTTTGAAAAAAATACAGTGTTTGATCCAGATCGTGGTTTCATAAATACTTAAATGATAAGTGACTTCTTTGATGACAATAAACCATGTCCTCCAGAGATTCCTAATTGTGAAAAACTCAGACTGGAATACAAACAAGAAATATCAACCATTAATCCCCGTGCATGTTCACCTTGCATGATCAATGGCATAAAGTCAAAATATCTTAATATAATTACCAACAGCAACCGATGATTGCAGCATTAGCAGTATATTTAATTTCACAAGCTGCCAACTTAGTTTGGTTTTCATCACCATTGAAACTTTCTTTGTACAGTCTGCTAACTAAAAAGACTACTTTTCGTCATGAAGATTTTGATCTGCTGCTTTTAACAACTTCACCCTTGCTCAAAGTGTTTACTTGCCATTTTTGCTTCAGTTTTTGGACCAGCATAATTGTTTCAGCTTTTCTTTTTGATAATCTCACAGGTTTCATAGTAAACACAAGCACCAGCATTGTGCTCATTTATCTGTATGAAAATGTAATAAATTTCTTAAAAGGAGTTGATTAAATAATTTTTTAATTTAATATATTGTTATGCCAGATACAACAACTCAAGAATTACAAACAGAAATAACCATACAGGATTTAAAAATTCTAGCCAATTTGATTGAAGCAGCTTCTGCAAGAGGCGTTCTCAAAGGAGCCGATCTCACCGTTGTGGGTGGTGTGTACGACAAAATTATTACCGTGATTAATACTTCCAAATAATGAAAATTGAACTGGTTAATGTTCAAAACATGCAAACAGGAATGCATGTGAAAGTTTTGGCTGATAGCAAAGAAGTTGGAGTGCTATATTTGAGCAATGAAGAATTAGATGCTTTTTTGGACTTGATTCGCAAAGGTGTTGCAAAAAGTGACACAGAGTTTGTTAACAGCCTGCATACTGATGACGGGTTAGAAGATTTCGAAGATCAAGACGACTAATACCCTCTCTTTTTCATTAAATATTATAATGAAAGAGATTGACTTTATTCAATCTATATGTGAAGAGTTCACTGATATTGTCATCACTGACAAGAAGAAAAACTCTGTAATCTTTCACCTGCCTGGCAATTATTTTAAAGACCTTAATAAACGCTTGATTGACAAAGGTTTTGAGCTCACATTTAAAAAAGCCATCAGCAAAGGTCAGTATACTTGTTCCTACACACTCAAAAAAAACAAGTAGAATCATTTTAAATTTCCTATATAATAGGATTAATGTTAAAGTTTGATAAAGTTAAGCATTGTTATAGAAATGTGCATACTAATGAGGAGTATACTTCTGCCACAACACTCATTAGCAAGTTTAAAAAGAAGTTTGATGTGGAGTTTTTTGCTAAAAAGACTGCCGACAAAGAAGGAATTACTGTGGAAGAAGTTAAAGCCAAATGGCAGAAGATCAATGCAGACAGCAAGGTAAGAGGCAGTTGCATTCATAGTGCCATTGATGAATACAATAAAACAGGGGAGAAACCCCAAGAATTCAAGGATATCCTGGATTCTCTTGAGTCTCTCAAGTTATATGATAGATCTATTGCCAAATGTGAAGAACTGGTTTATAACCACAATTACCGTTTGGCTGGTACAGCAGATTGTATTGAAGATTTAGGATCCACATTCAATGTGTATGATTACAAGACCAACAAGAAGTTTAATCTGTATTCTCAATACAATTCTTTCTTTCTGGATCCCATCTCTCACTTGAGTGATTGTGAATACAATGCATATTCATTGCAGCTCTCCTTGTATGCTTACATGTACCAAAGCATGACTGGCAAAAGAGTAGGCAAATTAGGCATAGCATATCTGGATAGTGAGAACAAATTCAATGTGTACTACTCTCCTTATTTGCTCACAGATGTTCAGAAGATATTGAACCATGTCAAGAATTAATTGGGAAGAGCATGCTCTTTTAATTGCTTGGGCTGCTACTCTGCGTTCAGAAGATCCCTACATGAAGGTAGGAGCATGTGCATTGGGTCATCAGAAACAAGTGCTGGGTGTTGCATACAATGGCTTGGCTCCTGGCAAAATAGTATCACAAGATTTCTGGTCTGATAGGCATAAACGCAGACCATTCATGATTCATGCTGAAGCGAATTTATTGGCAAGGATCAGCAAAGATGAAGCACATACTGTGGGAGTAACTCTGCAGCCTTGCAGTTGTTGTGCACAATCCATGGTAGCACATGGAGTCAAAAAAGTAGTATACACAGAGAAGTATGACTTCGACAAAGGTGGTTTGGATATTTTAAAATTCTATGGAGTTGAATTGATTTGCATTCCCAAAGAGCACATATTAAATAAACTAAAATCATTATGAGATTCCTGGATGTAATCATAGAAAATTCCCCTGTTAAAGAAGCCAAGCTTTATAGCCCTGCTCAAAAAGCAGCAGAAAAACCTGACAATGGAGTCACAATTCAAAACCCTGCTGCATATCATGTTATTCAAGATTGTGCCAAGATGACAGTTAGCTTTCTTCCATTTTATGTTTTTGGTTTGTATGCTCATCCTTTTGATGACTTGAAGGGTAAATTTAATTTTAAAGATATCAAAGAATTTGTGGATGCAGCTTTTAGTGATGTGACGTTGAACCAACTGTTAATTCTCATTTTAGATAAGATTAAGAAGTTACCTTACACACCTGCTCAAAGTGCCAATGATCCATATGGTGATTATGAAAGCTATGAAGGGGTGAACGAAAAAGATGTGGTATCGCTTTTGTGCAAAGCTTTTAATGTTCCTGTCTTGAAATAATTACACTAGTTGTTTAGCGTAACTAACAGGACGCAGATTCAGATTCAATTTGAAGCTATTAACTGGCAATCCATTATCAAATCTCTTGATAAAGGCTGCTGTTGATTTGGTTAATGTAGCTTTGAATGCTGATGTTTTCTTGTTCTTTTTGACAACAAGATAAACACTATCAGGAAAAACTCCAACCTTGTCCAGGTTATGAATCTTATCCTTTAGAGCTCTGGCGATGGCGCAATTTTGTGGATTGGCCTTCTCACCGAACTGAATATGCTTATCTTTAATGCCTAAGCTTATTTTCATGTAATTATTTAGTCATAGAATAAATACTTTTAATGAAACTAATAGCCCCATTTGTTACATTACAAGAGCAATTGCGCATATTTCATTGGCAATCTGACACTTATGCACAGCACAAAGCATTTGGCAAAGCATATGATAATCTTGGAGATCTAATAGACACCTTTGTGGAAGTGTATTCTGGCAAATATGGTAAACCCAGAGCCAAATTAAAATATAGCTTGAATCTGAGTAACTTTGATGGTGATTATGCAGAGTTTATTGACAGTAGTATTAGCTTTTTAGATGGGTTCAATGCAGAGTTTGATGCTGATAAAGACAGTGATCTCCTCAATATAAGAGATGAAATGAAAGCTGTTTTGAACAGATTGAAGTATCTACTAACATTAAAATAATCACTTTATCCAATGCCAAGCATTGGTATGAAATGGTATAACGGTTTTTCCTACTTCAAGAGCAAACTGATCCACTGCTTTGACAACATCAGGTATTTGAGGACCATAATCATGGCCTGAATAAACACCACCAGTTTTTAGTTTAGAATAATAGTTTCTACAATCTTTTAAAACTTGTTCATATGTGTGAAGACCATCAATAAAAATAAAGTCAAAATATGCATCTTGAAAATCATTCAAAGCATCATCAGATGTTTTTCTATGTAAAATAAATCTTGATCCAAACTTTTCAAGCCGGTTTTGAGCTTCTAATTCAACTCTACTGTCTTTATGAAATACCGAGCCACACCAATCTTTATACTCCGAGTATGGATCAACTCCATGAAGTGTTAGGGTTGGTAATTTAGATAGCAAGTTCTCTGCACCTACACCTTGCATTGTTCCTATCTCAAGGCCTATAAGAGGGGTAGTTGTGTTCAAATAATATTCAGTTAACCCTCTTGTGGATGGCATATAATAATATATTATACTGTTGCTGTTCTTTATCAATGTATTAAAATAATGATTAGTTCTTTTACAGATTTGCTAGGTGGACGTTTTAGCACTTTCCTTGTCCTTTAGAGCAACCGAAGAGAGAAGTGCGTCAGGTTGTTCACTAGCATTGGGTAGATACCGAAGTGGCCAAACGGGGTGGACTGTAAATCCGCTGGCTTACGCCTTCAGTGGTTCGAATCCACTTCTGCCCAAGTTTTTTGTTCGGTAGCTCAGCGGTAGAGCGGTGCACTGTTAATGCATTGGTCGTAGGTTCGATCCTTACCCGGACAGATGCCTGAGTAGCTCAGTGGTAGAGCAACGGTTTTGTAAACCGTCGGTCGCTGGTTCAATCCCAGTCTCAGGCTCATATTTGCCTTGTGGTGTAATGGTAACACAGCGGTCTCTGAAGCCGCTTTTCTACGTTCAAGTCGTAGCAAGGCAAAGTTGATAATTAATTAAATTAAAGTATAATACTCTCATGAAACATTGCTTGGTTCTTGGTGCAGGTGGATTTATTGGCAATCACCTAGTCAATAAGCTGGTTGAGCAAGGTCATTGGGTCAGAGGGGTAGACATCAAGACCCCTGAATACAGCAAAACCAAAGCTAATGAATTTTTAACGTTTGATCTAAGAAAAAACAAACTAGTAACAGAATCTTTTGATTGCTGCCCCAACGGTGAAGGGTTTGATGAAGTGTATCAATTGGCAGCTGACATGGGTGGTGCAGGTTACATATTTTCTGGTGATCATGATGCTGATGTGATGCACAATTCAGCTCTTATTAATCTGCATGTGTGTGAGAATGCTGTTCAATTTAAAGCCAAGAAAGTATTTTACTCTTCTTCTGCTTGCATGTACCCAGAACACAATCAATTGGATCCTAATAATCCCAATTGTGAAGAGAGTTCTGCTTACCCTGCAAATCCTGACAGTGAATATGGATGGGAAAAGCTTTTTAGTGAAAGATTATACTTAGCATTTAACCGCAATCACAATCTGGATGTAAGAATTGCCAGGTTTCACAATATCTTTGGACCTTATGGGTCTTGGAACAATGGCAAAGAAAAAGCCCCAGCTGCAGTATGCAGAAAAGTAGCACAAGCAGAAGATAGTGGTGAAGTTGAAATTTGGGGTGATGGTAAACAGACACGAAGCTTTCTTTATATTGATGAATGCTTAGAAGCAGTTGAGAGGTTAATGAATTCAGATTTCAAAGGCCCTGTAAATATCGGGTCTGAAGAAATGATCACCATCAATCAGTTAGTAGACAAAGTGAGTAAAATTGCTGGTAAATCATTGATCAAAAAGCACATACCTGGACCATTGGGTGTTCGAGGCCGCAATTCTGACAATAAACTTATTAAAGAAAAACTTGGATGGTGCCCTTCTTTGCCTGTAGAATATGGGCTGCAGAAAACTTATGCATGGATAAATGCACAGGTGCACAAATAACCGCTCCTGTATTGGCACTGTCTTCTAAACAGTTAGCGCATAATTGGATTAATGCAGGTTCGATCCCTGCCAGGAGCGGGCAATATTTCTATATAGCATTTTAAAGAACGTTTTCTAGCTCTTTCTATTAATTTAAGATATACGCTTTTATACTTCATTAAATTATTTAACTTACCAGTAACCTTTAATTTAGAACTTGTCAGGTGCACTTGATTAATATTTTTTACAAATAAATTATAGCATGAACAATAGAATAAATACTTTTATGAAAGATTGTGCTTGGTTTAGAGCGTTTCTATATTTCTCTATTGCTGCATTGCCCGCATTAATTACAGATTTTGGCAAATATAAAGCATTTTCAGACATTTCTTCTGTATCACTTACCATTATTATTTCTAATATGCTTTTACAAGGGTTTATTGCTGTTAGAGCGTATTTGGACCAGTCCATAACAAGAATCCAAAAGGATAAAAAAGACGGTAAAAAGGTTGATCTAATAAATGAATAACCTAAGTAATTACATGAAAAACTTACTGCCTTTAATTTTTATTCCATTGCTTGTGGCTGGTTGTGCAACCACAGGAAATCATACTCCTAATGATCCAGCACAGACTGTGGAGAATGCATTGCCTTACATTGCCCCTGCAGTCACCCTCACTTGCACTGTAGTATTGGATCAAGCTGTTTCAGATAGCGATAGGACTGAGAAAGCCAAAATGATTAATAATGTGGCTACCATAGTGGAAGGATTGACACGTGGCGCTACACCCACACCTGAGCAATTGCAAAAAGCTCTTACTGATTATCTGCCTGTGGAGAAAACTCACTGGGCCAAGTATGTTGTAGCTATTAAAGATCTATATGCTACCCAATTTAATAAAGTGGGTGGTAATGCTAAACTTGCAGTGGATGTTCTCAATGCCATTGCCAAAGGCTGTAAAGACGCCACAGAGTCTTACGTAGACTAATGCCCACTGGAATTATACAAGCGTTACTGAGTGCCATTTCTGGAATATTTGGTGCTATCAACAATGTGTTTGGCGCTAAGAACACACCAGAGATGAAAAAAGCTCAAGAACAACAGAAAGAAGCCAACTTCAATGATGAAGTAGAAAAAGCCATAAAGGACAAAGATGTTAAAAAAATTCGCGATATTCTCTCTGAGTAGTTTTCTGTTATGTGCGTGTACAACTGTTACACCCAACAAAGTAACAGATGAAATAGCCTCTTATGATGCAACAACACCCAATGGATATGATGTACAAAACTCTGGCTTTATTGGCTTTACTGATGACGGCCGGGGTCTTATTACTCAGTTTGGTCTTCTCCGCTACAACACCCTCATCAAAGCGTACAAGATACGGTTCAAGAGTTTCAAGGGTGTTGATTTGAATGAGAATGCAGGTATAACTGAGTATACTGATAAATTAAACAATAAACTCTTCATCATAGACCAGCAGCATTTGGTTTATTATGCTATTTTAAATAGCTGGCGCAAAGATGGTAAAGAACCAGATTCTATCTGGGACAAAGCTAAAGATTTAGTTAAATAATATTAAATGAGAGATCGGTTTGATTGGATAATTAAGTTTGTTTTAGATGCTGAAGGTGGTTATACCAATGATCCAGACGACCCTGGTGGCGAAACAAACTTCGGTATTGATAAAAGAAGCCACTCAGATGTGGATATCAAAAATCTCACAGTAGAGCAAGCCAAAGACATTTATTTTAATGAATATTGGACAAAATATAGTTGCTGGTTATATGCAGCACCTCTTGGTGAAGTTTACTTTGATTGTTGTGTAAACACTGGTGCTAAGCAATCCAACAAGTTCTTACAAAGAGCTGTTGGTGTCACCCCTGATGGTATTGTTGGTCCTAAAACACTGGAAGCCATAGCCAATAGAGATGCTCATAAGACTGCTCTAGAAGTTATCAATCAACGACAAAAATTTTATGAAAACTTGGCCTATAATAAATTAAGTTTAAAGAAGTTCTTAAAAGGATGGACCAACAGAAACAATAACTTAAGAAAGTATATCAATGAAGTTTAAAGATTTTTACAATAAAATTAAAAAGAAGAAAAAAGACAAGTTGCCTCAAGCAAACAATGTGCACACAGACACTTCTAACATGCCAAATACTGCTGCTTTGCCTGCTGCTAATGCCGGCAATCAACCCAGATTGTCTTAACAGTTGAATTAATAAAAATACGACGCTAATATTATTATATGCCGAAAATACTTGTCACAGGTGGCTATGGATTCATAGGCACACATTTTCTCATACGTCTGTTAGAAGATACAGATTTTGTTGTGTACAACATAGATTGTGAATCATATGCAGCCAATAAAGATAACATAAAAATGTATCTTAAGGACAACAAACAATACCGCAGAAGACTCAAATTGTTTAAAAAAAACATATCTAATAAGAAACTATTGGATGCATTGTTTGCAAAAATTAAGCCTGACTTTGTGGTTAATATTGCAGCTGAATCTCATGTGGATAACAGCATCACAGGCCCTGCTCCTTTTATTCATTCTAACATTGTGGGTACATTCAATCTTCTGGAATGTTCCAGAAAATATGATGTGAGCAAATACATTCAAGTGAGCACAGATGAAGTTTATGGGCAACTACATGATTTAAATGATGCTTATTTCAAAGAGACAGATAACTTGCATCCTAGCTCTGTGTATTCAGCTTCCAAAGCTTCTGCAGATTTATTAGCTTTGTCTTATTTCAAGACATTCAAGCTCAATGTGTGTGTTACTCGTTGTTGCAATAATTATGGTCCTCATCAGCACAAAGAGAAACTATTGCCCAAGACCATTCTCAATGCTTTGGGCAATTTACCAATTCCTGTGTATAGCAAAGGTGAGAACATGAGAGAGTGGATACATGTACAAGACCATTGCAGAGGTATTCTTGCTGTTCTGAATCAAGGCGCACCAGGTGAAATATACAACATTGGTACTGGTACAGTTTTAACAAATATTAAGCTTGTTAAAATGGTAATTGAGTTGGTAGAAAGAAAAGAAGATCTAATTGAATTTGTTGAAGACAGAAAAGGACATGATTTTATATATGCTACCAACAGTGACAAGATTGCCAGTGAATTGAAATGGCTACCCAAGATTGATTTTCAGGAGGGATTGAAGCAAACAATTGCATGGTATAAAAAACAGTTGAATTAATTAACTATACATGCATAATTATTTATAGTTCATTAACAACTGGGGGCGTAATGGTATCGATTGAATGATGGAATACACAAGTGCAGGTACTGGGGCATGCCAGTTTAATAATAGCAAAACAACATTAAATGCCGAAGACAACTTCGACATGGCCATGAGTCTCGAAGAAGCTGATGCAATCCTTGCAGCAGCAGGCTTTGTGGACGCAGAAGCCACACTCGAGCTAGTTTAACTGCTCGATCGTTCCATGGTAGATTGAGACCTGTAACATGGAGCGTGTAACTGGTCTTCGTATAAATTGGGTTATAACAATTAATAATTTATATGTACAAAATTGTTATCAGTAAGGGCTTTTTGTTTAGTTTAATCCTTATGAAAATTCAACTAAGACAAACTTGTAGTGCTTGTGAGTGAAATTATTCAAGACGCGGGTTCGATTCCCGCCGCTTCCAGTTTTTAAAATAAAAATTTAAGGAACAATTCTTACGTAACCAGCACACAATGCCATTCCTATAGATGTGCCAACTGTTCCTGAGTTATTAAATCCCACTCTCCAGTATAAAGTATCACCAGGTGCATATGGGTAATTAATTGTATTAGAACCTGATCCACCATAAGGAGTTGTTGAATTATAAGCTGGCATTACAATGTAATTATTTCCAATATTTGTACCAATCACAGGACGAAATATTGATCTAGTATTATCACCGGCTGTTCTAAGATATACAGCTGATAGAGTATTAGTAAATACTTCATTTTTTGCTATTTCAATATACCATTGTGCAAGATTAGTATTCTCACTTTTTTCAAAAAGAAAATTACCTTCAATGGTACCTTGCCCATTTTTTAACCTGGATGACAGTTCATTAGCTGGCATTACACCTGATAATGCTCTAGGATAAACACTTGCAGTTCCAACTTGTGACTGCAAAGCCCCGCTTCCCATTATACCAGCTGAACAAAAAGGCCCAATTGCAAGGTAATACGATGTGTTGGTAACATTTCCTGCTGTAATTGTTCCAGAAGCAGAAATATTTCCAAAAACAGTTAATTTTTCATTTGGTGTTGTGGTGCCCATGCCTACATTACCATTTCTATCAATAGACATTGCAGGTATTCCCATGGCAGGAGCAAATACACTGCTGATGCCAAACACATTGGTGATTTCATCATAAGATGCAAATGCACCAGAGAAACCAGACAATGTGGTACTGCCTGGTGTGGATTCTCCTATGCGTAGCGAAGGATTGGTACCATCATTAGCTGGACTGTGAATTAAATCTAGATTGCGACCAGTGGAAGAATAGAAAAATAAATTACCAGAAGCTGAAATATTACCTTGCACAGTTAAAGCATTGGCAACACTATCAGTACCAATGCCCACATTGCCTGGGAAGAATATGCCACCTGCTGCACTCACCAGGAACTGGTCTGTTCTGGTGGTTGAAACGGTATCAGTATTAGTATCACCTTTCCATATCCAGGTTCTGTCATATGCTGCTTCTGCATAACCGCCAGCTGCATGGCTATTTTCACCTCTAGCCACCGTGAAGATACCTTCTGCATGGCCATATGCTCCAAGAGCAGACACACTATATCCTTGAGTATGGCTATAATTACCTACAGCACCAGTGCGGCTACCTTCAGCATGTGCACGGCTACCTGAAGCAATGTTAAAGGTACCTTCCGCATGACTGCGGGTACCTGATGCTGTATTATTTGTACCTTCTGCATGACTATAATTACCTGAAGCAATATTATAAGATCCTTCTACATGACTATGTAACCCTGAAGCAACATTGGAATTACCTTCTGCATGGCTAGCATTCCCTGAAGCAATATTGCTTTCACCCTCTGCATGAGCATAAAATCCAGTAGCGGAAGTGTAATACCCTTCTGCATGAGAATAAATCTGTGAAGCCAATGTAGCACCGCCTTCTGCATGGCTACCATAACCTGAAGCTACACTCTCAGTGTTCTCTGCATGGCTATAATCACCTGAAGCTAATGTACCGCTACCTTCTGCATGACTGGCAACACCTGAAGCTGTTGTACCTGTACCCTCAGCTAGAGCATAGCTATTAGTTGCTTGGCTGCTAAAAAACTCTGCTCTTAAGCCATTCTTTAGCTGAAAAGCTGCAACATTATCATCAAGAAATACTGCAATAGGCTGCGTACCATTTTGTTGCACAGTAAAAGCAGGGCCTGTGCCATTATTAATTACACTCAATGCACTAGTAACTGTAACAATTGTATCAACTACAGAGAAGTCACCCAATGCTGACAAATTGCCTCTTATTAATGTGTTGCCACCAATGGTCAAATTGCCTGTGGCAGAAAGAGCACCAATGACATGAAAATCGCCTCTGAATGGTTCTTGAGGAGAAGCTATAGGATCTGCACCAGAATCAGGATAACCTGCTGAAGGCAATGTGTGGTGATTTCTTCTGTGATATTTGTTATGAAATCGTGCATTACTGGCCATATGATTATTTATTTAATTCTGCAAGTTAATACCCTGAATAGGTTTTCTTAAACATGAATTTTTTTATATCTTCATTGGGTTTTGCCAGTCTTATCAAAGGTTGTTCTTCTTTTTCATACCGAATAACATAAACAATCACAATATCACCAATTTCCATGAGAAATGCTAACAAAAGGCAAACCCATGCTGTAATTTCAAAATTAAACAGCGCAGAGAATGACAATTTAATAATATTATCAGAACCTATAATTTCTGCAGATTTATACTCCACATTAAGTTTTGAAGCAATAGTAGAAAGTGTGCCATTCACATCAATAAGAGCATTCTCCAATTCTTTGAATGTTTTGCATGAATTAACTTCTTTTTTTAACACTATAAACTTTTCATCCAATAGTTTGTTTGCCATTTTTAATTTGTTGAGATCATCTTTGGTTTGATCTTTTATTAAATTGGCTTCTCTGTCTATGCTCTGTTCATTGGCTTTGTTTTCTAATTCAGCCTCACTTTGCAGTCTTCTCACTTCTGCTTGTAATTCTTTGGCTCTGGGACCATTGCCTTCTTTGCCAGAACTATAATCAGCTCTGACTCCTGACTTTTCATCAATGACTCTTTGATTGGCTTCATTGATTAGTTTTAGTTTTTCTGTTTTTTTCTTGGAAAGTTTTTCTTCTATATCTGATAATTTCTGTCTTTCTTGTTCTTTAATAGACTGTTCATCTTCTGTGGCCTTCTTTTTGCTATTGATTTCAAATTCATTGATCTGTTCTGTAACTTTAATCTTACTCAACTTGACACTGTCTTGCAGACCTGTTTCTGCATAAAAACCTGAAAAGTCAAATATGGTGGGCAATAAACTCAAAAATACACAAAGCAGAGCAGCTTTTCTGGGAAACTTGTCCCTGCCAAACAATATGATTTTAACACAATATGGTAGTCCCACCACTCCCAAACTGGCCAATCCAACCAAGAACCAGTTCCATGTTACCAAGATGAGATTCAAGGCATGAAATGCAAAACAGTAGGCAACACCAATGATGATCCAATAGACCACATCAATGGCTTGAGCAGAGATCTTGTGTGAAGTATCAAAGCCAAAGATAGTAGGGTAGTTAAATTTGGTCTGTGCCAAATTTTTCACTTCTTCTTCTTTTTGGCTTTTGCTTTTTTTTTCTTTTTAGGTTTTACAGGCTCTTCAATATCAAATGTATCATCAACACCTGAATTTTCATCTTTGTAGCCTTTAACACCATCGACTATGTCAGACACTCTGAATTTAATAGAATCAATTGTATCTTCTATTTTGAATCTGATATCATAGTATGCATCTAGTACCTTGTCAAATAGGTTCATATGTAATTATATTTATTCTATAATTACAAAGAGAAATGAATTTTTATCGTTTATTCTTATTGGCGCATTGACAATGTTCCACATAAGGACAAGGAGAACACCTGGGCTCCTTGGTATATTCATTGTCAAAATAAATATCAGGCCGGATACAAGTGCCACCATAAGGAACTTGGCACCCATCTTTGCCACCAGTCATTTCTTCCACATATGCCTTGAAAGTATCATATTGTTTAGGCTCTGTAGGTGTAAAGACCAAATTGCTGTTAGCTTTGGTTCTCTCAACTCTGGGTCTTTTCAATAGCTTGAGTCTTGCAAGCACTTGCAAATCAATGCTGAATGGTCTTTTACCTGTAGGAAGCAATTGCATTTGAACTTGTTCAGGCTGAATGCGGTTCTTTAATAATTGCCTGGCTTCTCTGCACACATAATGACTTTCAAATTGTTCTTCATTGCCAAACTTAACTGCCATTTTGGCAATAGTTGGTCCGGACACACGTTTTTCAATACCAGATACTATGCAGCTAATTACTTTTGACTTCATTAATCTTATTATACATGAAATAAATTTGCTTTCAATTCTTTTTTGTTTATACTATACTATTAATATGGACAATTTAGAAGCAGTGTTGCTAGAGCTACACAGCATCTCTGAGGATACTGGTCGTGACATTTTTATTGATACAGACATATATGATCAAGAAGGCTTCTATATTGTGGTCAGTGAATCTGGCAAGATAGGTGCTTTTGGATTTGTGTTGCAAGATAACGATACACAAGAAATAACATTTCTTGTTTTGGATCATAACAAAATAAAATATCTTCATGATGAAGGGTTCAAACTTAATGATTTTTATAAAGTCATGGGTGAGAAGCTGTTCCGTAAACTGGATAAAGAAACTTTCTTGTCAGAAATGTCTGAATAAAAAAACCTTGATATTAACGTAATATAACGTATAATTTAACAATATGAGAGGAGGTAAACAAATGAACATTGATTATTCTAACAAGGATCTTCGCCCGAAGACCTTTTTTGCAAAGATCGAGCGCAGCCGTAACGGTACTTTCACCGTTAAGCGTGTTAAGGTACTCGAGCAGGCTAACCAGCATGCTCGTTCCATCCGTCGCACCGACGCTCGCGACTTCACTCGTGCCGTCAACCGTGCTGGCGCGTTGAACGTCGCCTAATTTCGAAATTAGGTGATTCTAAGGAGCCCTGCAGCTAATACCTGCAGGGCTTCTTTTTTCTGTAAGTAGTTAAGTCGCAACACCATAAAGTCAACTTTTTTTGCTTGTGCATTTTTTGTTTTCATATATAATATGCACATGATTAAAAACCCTCCGTTTCCTGTAGGCTTAAAAACTCAGATGAAAGTAATCTATAACAATCCAGAGAAAAATCGCAACCGGTATGGCAGAATGGTGTATGGCCATAAAACTGCTGGTGCCATTGAGATCATGACCAAAGATTGCTGGGATAATAACAAGAAGTACTTTGAACCCATTGGTGCTCGTAGCTGTGTGAAGAACTTCTCCAAAAGCACATGAAGATTATTAAGAAAGATTTTGATAATGTGATCAATGACTGTGCTTCAGTCAATATTGCCAGAACTCGTGGTGGCACAGTGTTTGAATTATCTTTTAAGCCTCATGCTGGTATGAAAGAAGGCCATAAGATATACATCACAAAAAAAGAAGTGAATTCTTTGATTACCAACCTTAAATCTACTATGGAAGCATACGATTGTATGTACAATTCATATGGATACTATCACAAGAAGACAACAGCTGCTGGAGAAGCTGACTGATTTAACTACTGACGAGATAGAGACCAGAATTCATGAATTGGACCTGTATTTTTACACAGGCATTTCTCCCATGTGGGCCATGTGCAAGGTCAAAGACTTCATGGATGTGGATTACTTGGATGAGAGATTTTTACAGCACTATTATCACATGTGCAATTATGAATTGTTGGGCAGATGCAAAAGCTTCACTCTGGTGCCACATTTAAAGTTTAAGCTTTAAACAACTACAATCAGTTTAATTATTAATAGAGAGCATAAATATATTATATGGCCGATAATATCACATACACTTATGTTGACAGCATTCAAACACGTTTTTTCAATAGTTTTGTTAATTTAACTAAAGCTAATCCTACTGCTTATCCTGCCATTTCTTCTGTAAGATATGAGTATAATGATACATCAGTTGGTGGTTCCAATGTACCTGTTCTAACTGCAGTATATATATTTGATCAGTGGGCTTTTAGAGTAGCTTCACTATCTGGTTTTAGTACCACTGGTGGCTTACAGACACCTTTTGGCCCATAAGTTGCATTTTAAAGTTTTTATAATATAATAAAAACATGGCAGGCAAAGGATCAAGACCAAGACCCGTAAAAAAGAAAACATTCGATAATAATTTTGATCAAATTAATTGGGCTGCAGTTCAAGACCAAGAGATCAGAAATTATAGAGTTAAAAAAGGTAAAAAGATTTACAAATATCCTTGACTGCCTACATAGTTTCAAGTATACTAGATAGCATGAAACTTACAGCAGAAGCAGAACATCTCATTGATCAGCTTGGCCTTATTTCTTCTCAATTTGAGTTTTATGAGAAAGAATGTTACAAGCTTGATAAAGAAGCACAACAAATTCAAGAACTAGGTGAAGATATCACTGCAGAAGACACAGACAAGCTAGATGTTATTATCAAAAAACTTGATGAGCTTTATGCTCGTTATCAAAGGGACAGAGATACATACAGTAAGCTCATTATGCAGACAAACAACTATTTCAAAACTAAATATGGCATGAATTTTAATCTTGATAAGATGATCTGATGTATCATCGTAAAAAAAGAAAAGGTCTTCCCTACACATTTCAAGAATTTGCATTCTTTTCTCCTAAACAATTTGATGCACTAGTCCCTGTGGAAGAAAAGGATATGCTATTCAAGCTCAAGATATGTACCAACTCTAACAGAGTTTTCTCAGGTCCTTTTTTTATGGAAAGTGCTGTTCAACATGAGGTTACAGAGAAAGAACTTAAGAAAATGCTCAAGATTGTGAATGAAACACCAGGTCTTATCATATATGGTGAAGAATATACTATTACAGATGATTACAATGGTCTTTGGAAGTATTATGGAAAAGAAGGAGAAATACCTTTGGCTAATATTATTACAGAAGAACTGTTGGCCCAGTAGCCCAATGGCAGAGGCAAACGACTTAAAATCGTTCAAGTGTCAGTTCGAGTCTGACCCGGGCCATAAAATATCCAAGAAGATAATATTGACCTTGCAAAATAATCATATATAATCATTTCTATGAAACGTACAGATCTTATTGATAAAAAGGTTTTGTTTTTACATTACCCAGTTTCTAAATTTAATGTACTTGAAGGCAAGGTAAAAGAGTACTCGCCATCAAACAACTTTATTAAAATTAATACTGATTGGTATTTGTTAGAAAATATTAGAATTTTAGAAATGTTCCCTGAAGAAAAGAAAACATTAGGCTTTTAATTTAATTTCACCATTGTCCCAATAGGTTGGTACTTTGATCCAACCATCTGCATAGATGTCGTGCTCATAATAGCCCCTACCATGCACTCCAGGACCAAACCAAGTATCTGGACTAACAACAACTTTACCAGGCAATTTACTCAAGTAAGCACCCCACCAAGAAAATGTGGAATTAGAGATAACAAAATTTTTACACAAGCTCAATAACCACAGCGCATCAAGCTCTTTGTATTCAACAAATGTTATTTTATCAGTTTTTATATTGTCCTTGCACCATGGTATGTCGTCACTAACAACATAAATAAACTCTTTATTAGGAATGCGTTCTAGTGCGTCATATATAAATTCCTTGGTAATTACAGGATGATTCTCTGGTTGAGTTAAATAATCGCCTCTTCTTACATTTATGGCAGTAACATTATTAGATGCAAGTTCTGGATAAGCTTTAAAGCATTTATTTATAAACTCTTGTGAAGGTGAAAATAAATCAATTATAGTATTCTTATTGTTTAAAAAATATTTTTCACTTTGATAATAACCATTAAATATAGTAATTTTATCTTTTACTGGTAAAACTTCAGAAAAATGAAAAGGAGCATAGACATTTTCTGAATTGAGTATATTATCTGTTTTGTCAATTAAAAAATCTATATTTTTAAAAATATTATCCATATATGGAGCTACAGGCACTTCAAATTTAGGAGCTACAAATTGTTTTCTATGAGTCAATGCTTGGGAATAACCATGAGCTATTTGAAACATTTGATTGCCTAGCCTGCCTATCATGCGACAAGTAATAAAATCTGAAGTTAAACAATTCATGAAATATCTATTATAGTTTTGTTAAAAGTGTGTATAAAGGGAAATATTCCCATAGATTTTCCATGAGCATCACAATCACTATAGCCTTCAGTCTGAGGGACAGATACAGGGTAAACGATATATTTAATTATTTCATTTCTTGCGCTTAACCATCCATCAAGTGTGCTATCTAAATGAGGATTAAATTTATTTAAAATAAAGTCATAAATTGTATTATTGAATGCATATGCATGTGTTGTTAAAATAGAATTAGCTTTTAAAAGATTTTTTGATACTTTTTTTAATTCTGAATCTATAACAAGACCACCAAGATGAAATACATGCCAATCATTAAATTTCTGCAAGTCATCTAATGCTGCTTCCACAATATCAATTCCTCTATATGTATCAGAATTGTAAAAAAATGCATCATCTTCAAATATAAGAATATTTTTAAGATTCTTTTCTTTTGCTAGTTTTATTAAGTTGTAGTGACTTAATGAACATGCTCTTAACCTGCTGTAGTCATCAAGAGGTGTATGTGTTGCATCCATGGATGCTGAAAATCTCTGTACAAAGTTATTTAAGTTGTATTTGCTTAGCTCTTTTTCAAAAGACTCTCTTCTATCAGCTCTTTTATCCAAATTTATATAATACGCTTCACTAAAATAATCTTGTAGTTTCATACTAATAAATTTATATTTATTAACTTACAAAATTTAACATTTTCATAGTTAACTAACTTAGAATTATTTAGGTAAAAATAGCCAGTCAGAAATTCCTACTTGCTCTAATGAATATCCTATATCTGTTAACATTTTAAACTCTTTTGCAGTATGTTCTATACTGGTTTGACCAAAGTGATTTGACCAGCATTCTAAAGTTATAATAGGTTTAAATTTTTTAATAGTCTCTAAACCACCATTTATTGCTCTTGGTTCATAACCTTCTACATCTAATTTAATAAAATCCAGCTTGTCGAGATTTAAAAAATCTATACTAACTGTTTTAATTGGGTAGCATTCATTAGAGGTTACTGTCATGTGGTCATATGGAGGAGCTCCCATGGGGTTGCTCTCTAGCCCTGAACCCCCTAAATTATAAAACGGCATCCAATCAAATTTTGATATACTCTGATTATCAGACAATGCATCACTAAGAACGATGGTATTCAAACAGTTATTTCTGATCACATTTCTTCTAAGCAATTCATTAGATTCTCTTAAAGGCTCAAAACAATAAAGCCTCTTTGCTAATTTAGATAGTTTGACACTGTGTGAACCAATATGACAGCCACCCTCAAGCACAACAGAATCATTAGTTACATATTTTTCAAAAATTTTATGCAAATGAGGTTCCCAAATTTTATTTTGTTTTAATTCCACACCTATAAAATCATGACGGAACACATAAAAAAAAGCAGATTCTGCATTGTGATAGTTCTGAACTTCAAATTCATTAGGTTCAACATCATATTTCTGTAATAACATTTCATCCATAAACTTATATTACTAAATCATTTATTAAATTCAACCACATTTCACCTACTTTTTGAATATTAAAATTTTCTAAAATGTAGTCTGAACCTGATGTTTGCAGAGCTTGTTTCAAAGCAGAGTTTGATTCGATTTCATTAAATTTATTAACAATATTTGAAGTTATTTTAAAATGACCATCTACATCTTTTGATAAAGGCTCTTTTTGCATATTTTCAAAAGAAATACCTGGAGGTTCATTTAACCAAGCGCAATAATTTTTAAAAACATCAGGTAGAGCACCCAAAGGATAGGTAATAACTATAACACCTAAAGCAATTGCTTCAGCTACAACACAAGAAAATGTATCTTTATGTACATCTTGGTAAGGCGTATACAGAGGGTATATAAAATACTCGCTTTCCGCTAAATGTTTAAATAAAGTTTTCTTATCTACACTGTCGTGTCTATGAAAAAATTCATCCTTGTGGTCATGTATTACCATCAAATAATCAAATGCATGAAATTCTTTTTCAGGTATATTTATATTTCTTACAGCATCTACAGAAATATCGCCTCCTCGAGGCCAAGAAGCATGAAATATAAACTTTCCTTTCTTTTTTGTATAGTTCTTTGCTTTGATTTCATTAATAATTTCGTCAAAAATAGGATTAGGTATTTGTTTTTTTATTGATTTAGGTATTTTAGCTTGTATATACGGAAAAGTCCCTTCATTCATTTTTTCTTCCCAGTCTGATATATGAACTAACCCGATTGATAAATTATGTTTTTCAGCATATTCAACAAACTTATATGTACCGTAAACCCATTGCATATGTGACCAATAGATAAGACTTTTAGTTACTTTTATTGGTAAATTTTCATAATCTTCAAACCATAACATGCTAATAAGAACATCAAACGTTTTATCTTCTATACCATCAAAATTAAGATTGGTGTACTTTACACCATAAAATGCTTCACCTGGTGTGTAGGACCTACCCATATTTTTATAGGATTCATTTAAAGGAGCATCTATTATATCTGATGCAAAAACAACTTCATGCCCATTTTTAGCTAAAAACTCAGCCACCAGTATTGCGCTTGTATCTGTACCAGATCCACCAGCTCCATCGTGTCTTAAAGTATGACCATTTAAAAAATTGCTTCTTCTGCTATTTCCTATAACCACAAAAGCTATTCTCATAAATCACCATCCTGTCTCTCACCAAAGCTATTCGACTCTTCGTAAAATGGATGCATGATCCATTTTGCAGGTTTATCTTCTGATTCAAACTCAAGCTTAAGAATATTATTATTAAGAGCAAAACATTCAGGAGCATCTTTTTCAAAATAATCTTTTCTATAAATCTCTTGATTAAACTTACTGTGTACACCTAAAGCAATAAACTTAAGTTTTTGTTTTTTATCAATCTTACTCAAGTTAATAGGAACAGAAAGATTGTATTTTTCTTTTCTAATGTCATCTTCCCAGCTGATAGGATTTGGTGGCTCTTTAGCTGCTAGTGTGTAGTTTTGAATGCGGCACTTCTTAAAATCAAACCCACCAAACTCTTCATAGTCTTTCAAAGTGCGCGCCGTTCCAAGCCCATATATACCAATATCTATATTGTGCTGCTCTTGTTCAAATAACTGCCTGGTTTTATTTCTTGCATAGATATCTCTTTCATAGCTTGCTTTTTTACCATGCTCATTTTTCCCATGATCATCCCAATGCTTTCTTCTATAGTTTCTCGTATATTCATGCCAGATATATTGTCTATATGGACTATAAAAATCATAACCACACGTATATGCTCTAACTGACATTGTTGTCTCTTCTACATAACCACCAAAATAGATGTCTGGATCATAGGGTACTTCTTCAATAAACTTACCATCTACT